AGTATTGGTTCTTTCTTTCCCCAGTTATGATAAATCCCGTTTGAATCGAACTGTTCTTTTTTTAATTTAAGGAGATCATTTCTACTAGTGTGTGTTTTTATTTGAATATTAAGATCACCGAGGCGAAGATCACCATCATCAAATTGTCCTTTATCTCTAATTGTAGTCCAATCCGGCTCTTCCAGATCATAGCCTCTTCCTCTTAACATTTTATAAACTGCAAACTCCCCTATTTTTCCTTGCGTAGCATCACACTTCCTTTGTCTAGGGGTTCTTCCTTCTTCATCATCATGAAAATATTTTTGCGAAAATGCCCACTTTACTGACTTTTCTACGTACTCGTTAACATCAAAAGTAGGTTTAAAATTCTTGCCGCTTCTCACATAAAGAGACCCGTTCTTTTCTAGTAATTTATTAAAATTTTTTGCTTCTTGCCCCAAGGAGAGAAATTTAAGTATGTCTTATACTAACAAATGTAAAATAATTTCTCGGGTATTTAAAATGAGATTAGTAGTTCTCCCCGTCTATTTCACCATCCTCATCAAACACTATTTCATTAGATTGTATGGCATGAATTACCCCACTTTCCTCAAATTGTTCGGAATAGCTATTTGAGATTCTAGTTAACACCCAATCCATGTGTTTTTTGAATTTTTCTTCTGCAGATTCAAAATAGGTATAAAGTTCGTCCACCCCCTCTTTACCGAATTTTTCTATTAAGGATTCTTCATCATCTATCTCAAACTCTATCGAGGTATCGGTTGATCTGCCTGAATCTCTAAATGTGTAATATGTGAACTTTCTAAATTTATTAGGAATTCCAAGCCATCTTAAAAAAAGATTATCATTGGAAACATCTAAGGCATCTGCACAATGAATATAATAATTAGGATCCTCTTTACTGACAAGGGATATATTTTTGCGGGTATTTTCGATCATATGTCGATTCCCATTATTCTCGTAATAATCTGGACCAAACAATGCAGTCATTTCCTCCTCCGATGGTTCAAATAATGAATCATCATCTATAACCCAATCCATATCGCCAATCCAGTTTCCTCTGTACATCTCCTCCCTGACGTTGTCGATAGCATTTTCCTTCGCTGAATTGGAAAGCTGATCAAATTCGTAGTATTCAAAAAGATGTCTCATTAATAATCTACTGGATAATTTCCCCCGTGATACGTTCTTTGAATCACATTCCATTGTTTTAATGAGGTTTTTCCGCCTTTCTTCTCAATGGAGTCCAAAACCTTACACGCATAATCAACTTCTCTAGCAGGTCTCAGCCTGAAAACCTGTCTATAGTGCTGGATTTGACCAGGATTTAAAATCTTATAATCTTTTGGATTATAATTGGGATCAAACCTGGGTTCAAAGTTCTCGTATATTTGTATATGTTTCATGATCCTATATATTTCTAGACAAAATGGATAAAGCCTTTTTTATTTCAGAACACGTTTCATAGTCTTCTATTTCTATCATTTCTTCTAGGCATTTGTTAAGAGCTTTCTCCCACTGATTTCTTGAAACGGAGAAAACTTTATTCTCATTCCCGACTTGAACCTCAAAGAGATCTACCTCTTCTAATCCTTTAGCTATTCCATAAAATACCCCTCTAATGATCTCGTAAATCATTTCGGGATCTTTAACCTCCATGACAGCATCAACTGGATTTTCCTCTTCCTTAAACCTTCTGATCATCCTTCCCATAAAAACTTAAAAAATAAGATTCAAACTCATGAGGTACTAAGCCCTTGGAGATTTTAATATTCCTATCTATATCATGCATTGCATCAATAAAATTCTCCCAGTCCTCTACCGCTCCATCAATAAGCTTGATTGTTTCTTTACAAGTATCATAGAGATCCCTCACAATCTGTGGTTTGTCAGCTAAACCGAGATCGTATAAAGATTTGTTACTCTCTAAATAAAAATTGATATCATCCATTTCTTCCTCGCTAAGAGGAAAATCATACTGGTCCTTTATCGAGGAATAATCGTCAGTTAAATATTCAATATCGTTTAAAATCTCATCAGGATCTTTTGATGTCTCTATTACTAGCCATCCACCTGATCTACCATCTTGACTTATATTTTCTATCCAATCATACTCCTGTTCAAGATCTTCGATGAATCCTTCTAGCCTATCTGAAATAAATTGGTTGTATTCATCATAAATAAAATCCTCACTTTTCCCTGTTTTTAATGCAAGTTTTTGCAAATCAAAACCTTCATATATTTTGATATTAAATCTATATGTTCCTGATCCTACTTCTGTGTTTTCTAATTCGTCCTTTATGTCCAAAAGACGCTTGATCCCATTATTAAGATCTTCTTCCCAGGGGAGATCATTGAATTCTTCTGGGCTAGAATTAGACTCGTTTAAAAACTGGGCATATTTTAAAAGCTTAATCACAATGTATTTATCCCAAAACCGGATATTTCCTGGACTCTCATAATAGCAGATTCCCAGGTAGGAAATTGTTCGCTAAAGATCTTAATCCAAATTCCCTCAAACATCCTTTGATTTGCATTATCTTGGTCGTCAATAAGGATTCTTCCTTTTAGCAGAGATTTGTCACCGCAAAGAATTAATTTCTTTTGCATCTCATATCCAAAATGTGATTTAACCCATTCGGCTTTTTCTGTATAGGAATGTGTGTTCTTAAATGAGGGTCTGCTTAAAAACCATACATCATATTTAGATGCTAGCTCGTTAACAGATTGGATTGCTGATGGTAAAGGACTTAGGTTCAAAAAAAATCCTGGATCTGACCAGGGATATTTAAATTTGATACTTTCTTTGTGAAGATCTTTATTATCTTCTCTAAAACGTTGGACTGCTGAGTTTAAATCGCACACTGTTCCATCTAGATCAACATAAATTTTCATATGTATATTTATCTGATTATTGATGCAATTTAAGACATTTTTTCCTTAATCATTAGATCTTTGGCTCTTATTAAATCTTCCGGTGTATCGATAGCAATTGTTTCCTTATAAGAAAGTGTGTATTTCATTCTATATCCTTCTTCCATCCATCTAATCTGTTCCAATTGTTCAGCAAGAGAACCAGGAGAAGGCTGTAGCTTTGAAATTTCTAATATATCGGATTTATGAAACCCGTATATTCCAACATGCTTAAAAATCTTTTTAGACTTTCCGAAAAAGGGAGATCTAGTAAAACATAATATATCATCACCGGAGATCATCATTTTTACTGTTGATCTATTAAGCATATCCTCTTCTTTTAATTCGGTCGCTCCTGTTAATATTGTACCTCCTCTGAAGAAAATTAAATGATTTATTAGCCTATCTAAAAAGTTAGGATCTATAAAAGGTTCATCGCCTTGAACGTTAATAAAATAATCAAATTGATTTACAAGGGTTTCTGCAACGTGACAAACCCTTAATGTTCCATTCGGAAGATCTGGTGTCATCATACATTCACCGAAACTAGAAACATGATCGTAAATCCTTGAATCGTCTGTTGCAACTATTATTCTTCCAGCTTCCGTTTCTTGACATCTCTCATAAACTCTTTGAATCATAGTTTTACCACCTATATCAGCCATAGGTTTTCCAACAAATCTGGAGCTATTCCATCTAGAAGGTATAATGATACAAACTTTTCTTCCTTTCATAATCAATAATGTAAATCGATAAATAAAATTTCCTTTCCATCGTCCTCGTAAAGAACAGGACACCAAGCAGGATGATATTGAGCACTAGCTTCGATTATTTGTTCTTCAGTAAACTTTATTCTCATTTCCTCTTTGAAATTTGGATATTTTTCCTTGTCGTCAAATTCACCTCTATCCAGTGCAGCATTGTATGACCTCATCCAATTAGATCCTTCTGCTTCTTTTAAATAAACTTTCCAAGAATGATCCTCATAATAAAAATCTTCAACTCTTTGAACAACAACTATAGCATCATCAGGGATTTCATGTGTTTCTATGAATTTCTTAAGATTTCCTACTGTCATATATCCATGATTTAGATAAGAAAGCAGTTCTTCTTTATTCATTGGTGTTATCTTCTTTTCCATTTTTTAAGATATATTTTTTACCGCTCTTGACATATCCGGACGAAAGTAAAAGAATAACAATTCCCGCTTCAAAAGAAATTCTGTGACTTCTAAGATCTATTTCAGAATCAGAAGCTTCTCTTAAATTGCAATATCCAAATCTTTCCTTAACAAACTTGAGCGACATAGCTTTTAAATCACTCTCAGTTATCACTTCTTTTACCATCCATATATTTCATATTCTCAATCTCCTTTTTAAGAGCTTCTATAGATGATTTTAAATTAACAATAGAACTAGAAACGGGATTTGTCGGGCGCATCTCGTATTTTTCCTCTATTTTCTCGAGTACTCTTTCTAGATCTAAAAGTTCCTTCTTATAATCAACCTTCTTCTTAGTCTTAGTCTCATCCTTGATGATTTCAGATTTCTTTGCGGGGCTATTTCCAGACCAAGTTAAATTATTCATCTTTACTTTTTATTTATATAGACATAAAATTCAATTTTATTTCGGATAAATAGGGATATGAGAATTAAAAAATTCCAGGATTTTATTCAATTGAATGAGTCGTATGACGATGACGAAGGTTTAGAAATTGGCCCTTCTAAAAAAGCCAAATATAAAATATTTGAAATCGTTAAAAACTGGGACAAGGACGGGGCAGCAGTTGTAAGAAACACCAGCACCAAAAAGCTTTATTTTTTCTATTATGCTGATATTGAGGAAAGCGAATTTTATGATTATGCTTGGCTTCCTGCTTACATGGAACATGACGAGGATGGGGTATCAAGGGTTCCAATAACAGATGATTTCAGATTTGAAGATGATACAGTAGAAGAGTATCTAAACGATAATACAGCTAACCTGGAATATGGGGAAGGACTTGAAGACTATGAAATAGGGGAATGCGAACTTATTCTAATGGACGAAGCACTAAGGGAAGAGATCGAAAAAGTGTTCGGAAAATTTGACTAATCTATTTTAATTTTAGTCTCTCCATTTCTTTTTTGCCTTCCTCGGTAACAAAATATAGGGTTTCACCACTCTCGTCTTCTATACAATCTAATAATTTTCTGTCGCTTAATCTCTTAATATCTGATTCTATAATAGATCTATTAAGGATATCGCTAAATTCTTCTTCCGGAAAATCCTCCATGTCTTCTCCATTAACCCAACGGGTAAGGAAAAAATCTGCAAATCTTTTAAATGTAACGTCGTAATCTGCTCCTTCTTTTTCAAAGAATTCAGCTTCTTCTAGCCCTTCTAAAAGTCTTTCGGTAACATCAGAGACCGAAGATGGGTAGGTTTCATAGTGTGTGGATCTTTTCAATTTGATTCTTACGTAATTATTATACGCAAGAATCAGATTTAGTTTCACTAGGATTTGATCTGCTCCGTTCCTATTTTCTGATCTACCCACTTCATAAACTTGTCTCTTTCTTCTTCGATTTCAAAGTCGATAGAAACTAAATGTTTGCCATTGGAAATAAAATCTAAAGAGTAAATGTCTTTATATTCTTCGGAGGGATTTTCTGACATTCTTCGGTACTCCTTCTCTATAATAAAGGCTACTTCCTCAAGATTAATTCTCTTTTTACCGTGCTTTATAAAATTCATATCTTTATTTTTTAGATAATAAATATTCTTCTCTCTTTTTAAAATAATTGGATTTAGCTGTTTCTGGGTCATCCCCTCTTTTAATATAAATAGTTGTTTTCCTATCAATGTGCACAGCTATCATCTCTACTGTAGGTTTAGATTCAAAAACTTTAGGCTTTCTTCTATAAACTTTAGCAGGAACGGAAGATTTTCCAACTAATGGTTTTAAAATCAAATTATTTCTCCCGTCTTTCTTGTTTGCTGGCTCTTTTGATAGATTCATCCTTTTAAGCTTGGACCTGATCCCCTCTATGCTTCTTTCTAAAGCCTCAGAAAGTTCCTTAAAGGATAATGATTGATAATTTGCAAGTAAAAAATCTTCCTTTTCCTTTGTCCATCTTTTTCCGTCCATTTGGTTTCTTTTTTAACGGGGTCCCAGCCCCTAAATCCGATGTTTACCCCGTAAATGTAAGGGATTTTTGCCTAATTTGAAAAAAGATCCTTCCTGCACTTTTTCTTGAGGATGTCTGCTACTAGATTCGACGAGTGCTCCATCGGGTGCTTGTCATAGCCTGTTATCTCCATTATTTGATCATAAAATCTGAGACCCTGTAAAAAGTGAGTGTATTCATGTATTACGGTGTCTATAAACTCATTAAAGCTCCGATGTCTGTCTGGATTAATATAAATTTTACTAGCCTCGCCATCCTCCTCGTAAAGGCCTTTACAGTTAACCTTTCTAGAGATTGAGATAGTTAATTTAGAATTGTTACGGCATTTAGATTTCCCCAAATTATTGGAGCACCAACTTACTATGGCCCTAGCATTTCTTAAATTAATATCCGAGGTATTCATATATTATTCACCGGAATCACCCGATCCTTTTTTAGCTTTTTTTATCGCTTTATAAATCATTTCTATCTCCTCGATGGTAATGTCAGTTTTTTTACGGTTGATTTCAACAGTGCAAGCTACCACATTTCCATCAATGTATCCTATTTTATTATCTATTCTGTCTATGCTTAATGCATAATCTCCCTTCCCATCAAAAACCCTTCCTGTATAGAAACACTTCTTTTGTTCCATTAGGTTTTTAAGTACAAGAAAAGATAGATCAAATTTGATGTTCCTGGAATCTGCGCTCTGCTTAAGATTTAGCATTTTTTTGGCGACATCAAGATCTGTGATCTTTCCTCTTTCTTCAACCTCTGGAGAAACTGTTGTTTCTTTAATTTCATTCTCTTCCATTCTATATTTTATATAAGCCCAAAATCTTTTAGCTCTCTGAGATTTCCTATTTCTATTTTTTCAAAGATATTTTCAGGAATGTATTTTACTGTTCCTGGAAAATAATCTATGAAATCCTTTAAAATAGGGATTTCGGGATGTTCTAGAGGCCCTTCTTTTATTGCGGTTTCCCAAGTGTCCGTGGTAAGATGGTTTTGATATCCATAGGATAAAACCTCGACGGATGGGGTTCCGCACAGAAAATCCGAATAAACCGGATCTTTCGGCGACAACGGCTGGGGGTCGAAGGAAACCCAGCATTTGTCTGGTCTTTTGGATGCTAAGAATCTTTTAAACGGGACGTAGTAATAGTTGAAGCAGTCTTTTAAATACTCATAAAAGCCTATCCATATTATCTCATCCCGGTCATATCCGGACTCGAGCATTTTTCTGTGATATATTCCAGCTGGGGAAAAACTGTTTAAAAACCAGTCAAATCTTGAAATAAGAGAGAGATAAAAATACCGATTAAAAAGACTTATGCAGATTGCTGCTTCTTCGTAGCTCGAAACGTAAATCCCAACAAAAGGCTTTCTGTGATATCTCTGCTTAGATGTTTGTTTGATGATAGAGGGATATAAATCTCTCCACAAATAGCCATACTTTTCTCTCTGAGGATCATTAAATAATTCTCTAATGTCTAATGGATTTTTTTCCGAATAGATCTCATAAAAAGGAAATATAACATTTATTCCCGGGGTTTTTCCTAATATCATCCATAGTCTTAGATTAGACCAAAACCATGACATTGGTCAAGAAAATCAATTCCCGATTTTTGCCTGGTTTCTTCATCTATATACTTCACTAAATTAGGATAGGAAAAAGAAAGCTCCTGCCAAGCCATTTCCGGCTCAAATTCTAGGGGACCTAGCAAATCTACTTCTTCCCAGACGTCCTTTCTATTCATGATCGAAAAATCGTCAGGAAGTGTTTTAATTTCAACCCAATTCCCCCAAAAGCCTTCAATATCCTTTTTAACCAACATGCTCCAATAATTATTGGTAGCTATCCAAATGTTACCATTTTTCAAAGAACTATTTAAAGAAGATAAAAAATTCTTTCTTTCTTTTATTCTATCGGAGAATTGTAATTTAATTTCGGCAACCGTATTTTTTTCTAAATTCTTCACAAGATCCGAATTCCAAAGAATAAAATCAGAGAGTGCATTCTTAATAACAGATCCCATGGAGAATGTTAAAAATGCCCGGTCAAACATTTTTACGAAATTAGAAAGATCCTCCTCAGAGGAGATCATAAATCCCTGTAAAACCAGCCCCTTACCCTTTTGATGCTCAACGATAAAATCCTCAAAATCCCAATAATATCCTAATTTTTCGCGGTCAGGATGCAAGAGATCTGCCTTTTTTAAAGGATAGATCCCAGAGAAATTCTCATAAAAATCGAAGATCATTGAGCAAATTTAATGATAAAACAAAAAAGGACCCCTTTAAAAAAGGAGTCCTTTCGATAATTTAGACGTCTTAGACAGTCTGCCAACGGAAACCACCAGCACTCTGAAGAACTCCGCGGGTAACTTTTGAAATGCTGCTAGGATCTACTCCTGTGGTTAAACCAGCCTGACGGATAGAGCTATATTTCTTTAGCTTTCTACCACCAGCGGTCATTTGCATTACTGACTTAGAACGGGGATTTGTTGTTGCTTTTTTGCTTTTAGCAGTGTTTTTTGAATTTGACATTTTTTTGAAATTTAGGTTTTTAAATAATTAATATACACATATTATAGACCCAAAATTCAAAAAGGTTCCAAAAAATATGAAAAAATCAAGGTTTTAAGCAAACTGTATTACGACGTCCCCCTTTCCTTGGAGAGCCCCTATGAATCTTTCCACGTCAGCCAAAGCCTCAGTATCAAGATTTATTCTAATATCTTCCTGTTTGCTTTTGGTGCCTATCGCTCTTAATACCCTACTAAAAATCCCCCTTGCATTTTTACATGGAGACGATGATTCCACAGTATATTTAATATCATCGACAGGCTCTCCTTTTAGATAATTAAACTTGGAAAGAGAAATTCTAAGCTGATCCTCTGACAAAACAGCAGAACCTCCATTTCCGGATACACCTGTATTAAAATCTGTACAGTTTAGGGATTCATATAATATCCAGGATTTACCTTGATTAAAGGCACCTATAGAAATGAAAGAAATTCTTTCACCAGATCTTTTACATTTTGCAATTATATCGTGAGCCAATTTTTGTAATTTTTACAAATATAAAATCAAGAATGCGTAATAAAAAATGTTTTAAATGAATTTCCCAAATCTTATCCAAATAACTGCAATATACTTCGTTCCTGAAATGACCGGCAGTCCCGCGTGAAGACTATCATAATCTGGGTTGCCATCTTCAAAGGTATTGTCCCACAAAACAAGTTTACCTTTCTGTGGGCTTACTCTGATATTAATTTTTGGAAATTCTGTCTCGCCTCCAGTAAAATCATCGTTTAAATAGACAAGAGCACTTTTAGCTCTTTGTCCGCCTCTTTTCATTTCACTTTCATAATAGCCTTCACCCGGATGAAAGAAATCGTGATGTGTTTTATACTCCCCACCTATTTCATATTTAACAATATGAATTAATTCCATATTCTCTACAGGAAATCCGGAGGCCTCAGAAATCCTCTTTCTATAATTTTTAATAATCTCTGAGCTATCATTTAACCATGCTCCATCAGCTACTCGGTATCCCTCAATTTCTTTTCCAAGAGTAGTTGTTCTCATGAATTGCTTTTGCGCAGCTTCTATCATAAACTGGCATTCCTCGTCAGTTATAAAATTTTCATATTCTTTTACCATAGAATAAAAATTATATTGCAGGATCTAATCTGACACCCTCAGATTGAGGCATAACCTTTGTATCACCAGGATCTTCTGAATCATCATACGTAATTATATACTTCTGAAGCATATATTCAGTTACTAATGAAATAAGATTCTCGTCTGTGATTTGTGATCCCTCGTAAAAGATTTTAACCTTAACATCATTTGTTGAGAGATCCTGTTCTAATTCTACGTTGAGTTTTTTGTCGTCGCAATCGACATCGAAGAATAAAATACAGCGGGTTGGGTTTGATACGATCCTCATACGTTTTTTTAAACTATAGTACCAAACCCGGGAAAAATTACAAATTAACCTTCCTTTTACGGAAATAAATTCGCAAGAAAATGGTCCCTACCCGCTGTATAAGTCTAAGAATGATTTTAATTCTTCTTAGGCTTTAAATTAAGTTTCCAATAAACTCCCCCATGGATATAGGGAATAAATTGACCATACACCCCATCATCTGTCTTGTTCCACACCCCTATACCGATTTGGTAAATTCTACTATTTGGAGTTTGATAAAGTAAAGATGTCCCTAAGGAGTACATATAATTTGGTTTATCAAATCCCCCATTGAGTCCAAGATAAAAATTAGATGTAGGTTCCTCCTTTACTGTTTGTATTCTTTCCTTAACTGGAACTTTAAATTTAGGTATAAAATTTCTGGAAACTATAGAACTTCCAGAAACACTGTCAGTAATAGCAACATACCCATATTCAAATCTTAGCGTGTCTCTGAATATTTTTTTATCCATAAACATTTTTAAAATTGCTAGGGTGTCAATCGGATTACTTACATAAATGATTGAGTCCTTAGTAACAATGTAAGGAACTGGTGTTTCTATATAAATAGTGTCCTGTGCAAGCAGAAGGGTGTCGTGTATAGTTTCTGGTTGTATTTTAGACATTACCTGTTTGTCTTTTTCCTTTTTAGAATACTTGCACCCGGTAAATGCCAGTAAGGAAAGAGACAACATAACCATCTGAAGGAATACAACTCCTTTTCTTTTTAAATTCATTTTAATACTTTACTTTAGGTCGTGTAACTAAAGAATAGTCTTAAACACTTACTTTGTGAAAACCCCTTTCTTTACCATCTTGCCAAGAATATTAGCGCAAGCTATATCCAAAGCTTTTTTAGTTGCTATACTAATTGTTGACTGATTAAATTTAACTGGATCAACAGTAGCATCAGAAACAAATGTTAATTCTCTTGTCGTCTTAGCTTCCCCCAATCCTGAAGCAGCTATAATAGCTCCAGTCTCAGCATTGGTGAATCTAACTTGCAAACCGATACGAGTAACTAATAAATTCTTTACTCCGTCTTTAAGATTTACTGTTTCATCTTCAGAAACAGAATAATCATAACACTCAATTTCAACAAAATAATCGGCAAGTTTGATCTTTCCTCTGCCATCTAGTTTGTTTTCAGAAATACCAGCTTGTGATGCTTGGAATTGCTTAACCATTCTGTTTTTAATTTCAGTTTTATCTTCTGTAAATTCAAAACGATTTAGATTGTCTAGGTATTCTAATACGATATTGGTTACACCAAGTCCTACTCTCTTTTCTTTCAATTCTGGATATGCTTCGTATGTTTCATCATTGATGCCACACTTTAACAACTGAATGTTCTTTTTAGGTCCTTCGTAATCTAGATATTGAGAGATGTCAGCTTTTTTTTCAAAGTCTGCTTTAAAATCTTCAGTTTGAGTTTTCCCTATAGTTTGTGCAATTGCATTTTCTGAAATTAAACAACTTACTAGGAATGCTGGTATAAGTACAAGTCCTTTCATCCTTAATATTTTTTATTTTGCAGGTCCCTCGTAAAAGATGTTGCCTGGGGTATTTTTAAAACTACCATCAAATTTCCATGCAAGGTGATTTGATATTTTTAGGGTTCTTTCTTGTTGACCTGTAACTTCCAGATAAACAAAAAATAATTGGAACGCCAATGCGCAAACTGTCCAGGTCACACATAGGTATAAGAATCCTTTGATCATTGAATCACTTATTCTATCTAATGTTAATGTTTTCATGTTTTTTATTATATTAATTTAAGAAAGAGCGGAGTCGTGTTTCCGCCCTTTCTTTCTTTTGAATTAAGACTCTGAAGAATCATCTTTCTTCTTGTGCGAGAACTTATCCAAAGTATCTGCACCCATTCCAATAGCAGTGATAAGCATTACTGCATTAACTAATTCAGGCGCAGGTGCAAAATCCGCATGCGAAAACGAATTTGCTAACATTGTTCCGCAAAGAAACAAAGCGCCAATAAGTGCAATAACCGGTTTGATTGAGGTAGATCCTCTTTCGTCTTTAAAAAGGTCTAAGACCCATTGTTTGAAGTTCATAGTCGTGTATTTTATATTCTTTATGACTTATTTTACTCTCCCGAGTTTGCTCTAAGCAATCCACAAATTTGGCATTCTTCTTCACCGTCATTATTTGCATCTCCCCAAACGTGTTGACAATAACGATGTGGAAAATATTCATCGATTGTTCCGTCTCCGTCATAGTCTAAACCATCTGCTAAGCCGTCACCGTCTTCGTCGATTTCAACTCCTTTCTTTTTGTCATTAACCGGCTCGGTGGATTCCACTACTTCAGCATCATAAGTTGCTGGTTTATCCTTGGAATTGGAAATAGCTTGTGAAAAATCTGCAGGGATCAATGGAGTTGGTGGTACGGGATTATTAGGCATGTCTGCAGTATTAGACAAAGAAGTTCCGTCTTCCTCATCCATTTTCTGAACTAACATTTTATCTTTATCCGTATCACTGAACCAATAATCGATAATTTTTCCATAACTCCCAATAAATGCTCCAAGTAAAAGAAGCAGAAGTTCTTTCCACTCTCCGGCTATTTCAGATTTATTTAAAATAGCGAAAAACATTCCCCCTATAATTAACATAAATCCTCCTAATACCAACGCAGTAATATACCATCTGCGTTTCATCATTGCGTTTAAAAGATCCTTAAATCCACTTGGTGTTTGTTGATTGTTATTCATCATTCAATTTTAATATTACCACTGAGCTGGTTTTTCTTTAAATTCATCGCCATCTTTCTTTTTAGTTGCAGGTGCTGGTTTAGCTGGTTCCGCAGCTTTCTCTTTAATGATAACAGTTTTACCACCACCTGCAGCTTGTTGAGCTTGCTGGTTAGAGTTAGTGATGTTGATTACAGGGGCTGGTGCTGGAGCTGGAGCTGCTTCTTTGTCTCCTCCACCTAATAGTGTTGAGACCCAAACGCCTCCTGCTGTTACAGCTGTTGTAATAACCCCGATGATAGTTTTCTTTAGACCTGACCAGGTTCCGTCGTTGTGGTCTTGTGTTTCTTCTGACATTTTTTAAAAATTATATTCAATGTTCAGAAAAGACCCTCAAAACTTAGAATTCGCTTTTGGAATATTTCGAAAGACGTTACTTACCCGAATCCTTTCAAGAATCAAGACGGGCTTGTCGTGTTTTTCTTTCGAACAGTATGAGGATTTTTTCATCTTATATATCTTTTTTACAGCATAATTCTGGATCCGATCATGAAATTGTGCAATATTTTTGTTCCTGGCTGGGTACCCCCTGAAAATCTATAATTAAGATTTAACCCAAATCTTTGAGTTAATTTATAATCATACGAGAAACCAGACATGAATCCAAATTGTCGATTAACTATCGTTTGATTGGCGGAAGGGTTCCATGCTATGGGTGAGCTAGTAATAAATACCTGGGGAGAGATGGACACCTTTCGATTTACTTGATAAACTTTCGTCCAAAATCCAATAGATGATACTGACATGGAATAATCATATTTGTTCCCATTCTTTAAGAATAAACTAACCACTCCGATGTTATATCCATATGTTCCCATCTTAGGATCTGGTTTAATGTACGTATAACCCTGCATAAGCATATAATTTCCCTGTAGGTAAGCTGCAGTAAAGGAATAAGAATTAATGCTGCTTAAAGCTCCCTTTTTAAAATTCATCTTAGTGTAACCACCGTTCAAAGCAAATTGATCGAATGTTGTCCAGATCATAGAGGTTAAGCCCCAGCTTTCTGCTCCTGTCATAGAGGATTTGCTTATTCCGGTAGAAATCATAGCTGAATATCTTCCGTCCTTATTTTCAGTTACTGCAAGATCTGACGCAACCAAAGTGGGATTGCTCATAGATTGTCTCTTCTTCTTTTCTTCCTCCTTCTTTTTCTTTTCCTCTTCTTTTTTCTTTTCCTCCTCTTTCTTCTTTTCCTCCTTGCTCTCTGATTTTTCTTCCTTATTTTCCGATTTTTTTTCTTCTTGTTTGCTCTCGGATTTTTCTTCACTCTTACTTTCAGATTTGGATTCAGATTTTTGCTCGGAAGAAGTGCTGCTCTCTTTCTTTGTTTCCCCGCCAGAGCTGGATCCTCCAGAACTAGAACTACTTGAACCTCCTGAAGACTGTGAACCCCCGCTGGAACTAGCAGGGGTAGAAGAAGCTGCTGATGAACTTGCAGAGGTGCTAGCAGACGAAGATGCTGCAGAAGACGCAGAACTACTCGCAGCGCTACTCGCTGCAGAAGATGCAGCTTGTGAAGCTGCCGCGGAAGCCGCTTGTGAAACCGTTTGTTGAACTGTTTGTTGAACTATCGTTGTTGCCGGACAAGGTCTGGAGTTATAATCAGCATACACCTGATTCAGCCATGCCTGCACAGTTCCGTTATTAACTTCAGCAGTGGTAAAAGTCTTTATTTGATTATAAAAAGCAACTACAACCATTCCGTTTCCCATTGGGGTGGTTACAACTGTTTTTATTTCTCCAGTACACTTATCTACGTAGGTTTGTGTAAATATTTGTGCTTTTGCTTTGACTGAAAAAATCAACAAGAGGATTATTAATAATCTCTTCATTTTTGTCGTGTGCCGTATTTTTATTTTTGGTTTTACAGTTTGTTAAAATCTGTAATACCAAGTTGATTTCCTTTCGAATCAAATAAGCCTATTCTGTAAGCAGAAGAGGGTAAAGCTGACGTGTAAACTTTTAAAATGTTATCACCAGCATTAACTCTCATTACCTCTTTAGAAACTGTTTTATTAGAAATGTCAAAAATTCTAATTGTAACATCCTGTGCAATGTCGCTTTTAACATTCATAGACACCTCTGTAGTTACGAACGGGTTTTCTAATTTTATACCAACAGTAGAATTTATTTGTAAAGAATTTGGAACTGTTGGCGGTTCAATTACATTAAAAGGATCTTTTGTACATCCTATAAGAGATGTAACAATTAAAAGGGAGATTAGCTTTTTCATTTTTTTTATTTTATTATTATTTTGGTTCTCTTGACTTCGTTCTTATTTAAATCGTCTAAGATCAAATATAAAACTCCGACAGGAAGAGATTTTGTGTATATTTTAACAGAATTGTTTCCTGTTATCAAATTTATTTTTTCTTTACTTAAGATTTGTCCGGTATTATAATCTTGTATCTTTAATATAAAAGATCCCTCTTTTTCCATGTTAAAAGATAGTTGATCTGAATCGGAAACTGAAACTTCAGAAACCGAAAAAATATCCACTACCGGTTTGGGTAAGGGCTCGATATTCTCTTTATAACAAGAAGTTAATGAAAGAGAAAAAATTAATAATACAATCCTAATAAATTTCATTATTGAACTTTTACTTTTAATTGTTTAGAATCAGTTCCTATTGTCTCTATGCTTTCAACAGAAACTAATCCAAGTATATTTTTTAAATCCGATTTTGATTTAAATACTATTTTATAACCTAGATTACTTACAGGATTACCGTTGGTGTTTAGTGTTCCTACATTTATTAAGGAAGACTCTTTTCTTGAAAAATTTATATCATTTTTGTTGGTGAATTCCGTTTTGTTGTGATCCAAAATTGAATTATCAAATTTCACAATAAATTGAGTTGCACCAATCTGATTTTGACCAGGATCTACAGATATTGTAACTTCTACCATTCCATCTTTTATCTCCATCCAGATATCAGCAATAACATCACCAGTAGAGGAATTTGTTCTAACAGCCATCGACTGTATTCCGATTTCTTGTTTGTTACTTAAAGAATTAGGTTGGGAAACCCCAGTAGGTAATGCTGAATGAGAAAGATTTACATCGCCTTTCCACGTAACTGCAACATTGTAAGAGTTTAATTGATTATCAACTATAGATGGTAAATAATAAGATCCGGAGGTAAATCTATAGTCCTGCCAATTATTTGATGCTATAGCATCATAATCTGATTTTTTTATCAGTTTAATCATGCTAGTTAACTCGTTACTGCTGTTCCAGATTGTTGATTGTCCAAGTAAATGTTGAAGAAGAATGAAACAATCTTGCTCATTAAAAGCTCCACTTGAATCAACGTCAGCATTTGCAAACTGTACAGGGGTTGTAAACCAAACGTTGGAATTTCCAAATATCCCATTATCAGACAATTGCTTAAATGCTAAATAAACATCTCCGACAGTTACAATACTACTATACAGTCCAGAATAACTAGATCCGTAATATTTAATATCAGAGAAATGTGGTTTAAAAATTTGATTCTGAGTGAATCCAATGCTACAAGAGAATGCCCAGTTATTATATCCAGCATTTCTTATGTTAGCATTGAAAGATGAAGAACCATCTGTTACTTTAGTTAGAGTCGATGGAATAATGTAATGAGCCCAATATGTTGAGGTTTGTTGATATGTTACTGGTCCGTCATAACAATCTAATATGGAAACTCTTTTTATAGTTGATGGGGAAACACTGCCAAAAGTTGATAAATCAATATAGAGGGTAGTAACACCATTAGAAATATTAACATAAGAATACTCAACCTGTCCTGCAGAAATTGAACTCTTATATCCATCATTTATTTTATTTTGATCAATATTAGGAGTCATATCAATCTTTCCTAGCGAGTTAAGAGCAGCATAATCACCTGATCCCTGAACGATTCCCTGGTGGTCAGTAAACATCTTTGTTCTAAATAATGTCTCGTTCACATTAGCACCAAAATCATAAACAAATTGAGCTCTCAATACATTTCCGTTTGAATGGTTAACTGAATTAGAATAGAATTCTGTAAATGTCTGATCATCGGGATTTGTCCAGGTTCCAAATTCAACAACATACGGATTTGAAAAATTGGCTGGTAAATCGTTCCACTGCGAGCCATTCCATTTTGTTACCGCGTAATCTTCGTTACCGCTATTGTTTGGTTCCCCGCCCGCCCAGTTATTATATTGGCCAACAACATTTCCTGCCGTTTGTCCATTCGAAGTTTTAATGAGAGTTCCGTTTTCAGGTCCAGCATCGATTCTCCATTGACCTTCAACAACTTCATCAGTTAGAGCAAACCATATTTGATTTTGGGGTACATTATTATAAATAAAATTATCTTCATCTGATGATGTGATTGTTACCAAATATCCTTGTTGACCCTTGAATGTTTGCTGTGCAGAAAGGGATTTAGCATTTGGATATGTTGCACCTGCTGATATTGGTCTATAAAAGTGACCATTTGATGGATTGTAAAAATATCCGGTCGGATTCACGGTTGCAGATACTGATATCTGAACATTACCCGAAGTTGCAGTAGTGTTTATTTTTAATGTTGCTAGAGCGGCATTTATGTTAGACATTGTTCCCGTAAAAGCTAAACGGGTTTTGTTACCACTTAAAGTGTATCCACTTGCAGGGGTTAATCCTGTTGTGGTTGTCATATAAAACGTTGTTCCTGAAGGAGAGACTGGTAATCCAATAGCACAAAGTAAAATTGAAGTAGAATTAAATCCGCCAAGAGAAAATCCGCTCGCATCTTGTGCAGAAGTACTTAATGCAAAGGATTTAGCTTCTGGTGCATTGACTTGTTGTCCATACACACCAGAAGCTAAAAGTAGTAATATTGATACGAATAGATTTCTCATTCATCTTAGTCTATAATTAAATCTATTTTGTTTCCTGCTGCATCAACAGCATCGGATAAAACAAAGTAGAATAATCCTGCTGTGTTAGTTAAACTAACCTTAGGTGTGAAAATTAACTTATAAGGTGTTCCTGTTTTAATTCTAGCTGTCTTTAATTGATCGATTGAACCAAAGGTTAATCTACCATTATCGTGGGTTGAAAAGTTTGTAATGGTTGACCCTGCATCAAATACAACATTATCTAAAGTTAATTTTGAATTGTCATAGTTCATAATAACTTCCAGACCTGCTAATCCTTCTTTTGTTAGTGTTGTAGTTAAAACTACTTTTCCGTTTTCTAGTTTGGAAGATACACTCAGGGTTGCTTGTTCATTAGCTTTCGCTTGATATAAACCAACCATCTGGGATGCTTCTGTTGTTATGTTCCCAAAAGAAGCAGTAACGTTTCTGTTTGCTGAGTTAGTAACTATGCCGTTTTGAATATTCTGTGCAATAACTGCAGGATCTGTTGAGTGTGACCAGTTTAAATCTCCACCCCAAGCAAATACAGCATTTGCGGTTTGGTTGTTAGCTGTAACGAGAACTCTGTATTTGGGGGTTCCATCTAACCAGCTTTGGTTTAATAATCCACTATACCATCTAACTTGAGTAGCTGTCGAAGTTGGGATGAACGCAGTTGCTGAAACGTCCTGTCCCATAACATGAGCGAAAAGACTGTATGAGTCTGACTCGTTAAACACATTATCATTCTTTGTTACGTTACCAACTTTTCTTTCAAAAGTTGGATATGTGAAATAGGTAGGATTTCCGGAAATATCAGTTTGTGAGTGTCCTAAAAAAGCCTTGTAAGCATCAGACACAGTAATAACGTTGTTCATCCAAGCTTTCTGGAATGATGCTCCAACAAAAACACCAACGGAGTCTCCGATTTTTAACTGGGTGAAAGTTGCCTCTCCTGCAGCATCTAGTGGTGCGGTGTAAAGAGGTTGCTGTGACCAATCTATGTCTCCGGTTCCGTCATTTTTCAATCTCATAAGTTGAACATTATGATCGGTAATTGGATATCCATTAGGAAATGCAACTTTAACTTTAAATAAAGAAGATCCACCCGTTACATTTCCAAGTGAAACGGCATTACCAGATGTTGTGATTGGAGCTATAAAAGCACCGGCAGCATCATTAGAATATGAAAGATTTAGCTGATGTATGTTAGTATAATCAGTGTGGTCTTTAACAATAAATTTCTGAGTAGCAAAATCCCCGCTAAGAGAGGCATCCGCTCTTTGAATTGATAATTGGCCAACATTCCAATCACCATTAACAGCGTAGTTCCATGGAGTTAATTGATACTGCTCATAAAGTGAAGTGGACGCTTTAGTTGCATTTGGAGTAAACTTATAGTTGTTCCACTCAGTATTATATGTTTGTACCTGATTGCCTTGGGTAAAAGCAGTAGTTCCTGCTAACGGAAGCAAAGCCTTATTATTATATTGATATCTTAACCAAAAATATCTCGGAGTAGTAGTTCCCCTGTCAATATTGTACTTAACTGTAAGGGTATCTCCAACTCTATATGGTCCTGCTGGAGTGACAGTTCTATTTACGGTCAACTGTGCAAAGACTGACGTGGCCGCCAAAATTAGTGTGGCCAGGGTAATTAGCTTTTTCATTGTGTTAATAATTGTTTTATTGCGTTTCCACATACCTTTTTAATAACGGTAGAGACAGATTGCTGATTCATCTTACCACCTTCGTCAACTATCAAGGTTGACACGGAAATTTCGGAGGCTTTCTCTGTTATCAAGCACTCTTTTATTTTTTTCCCCTTATTATCAAGAAGATATGCCTTTATTTTTAAAACTGTTTCTGCATTATTCTTATGAAACACTGCCACACTAGATTTGGTGGTCTCAACGTCAAAGAAAAGAAGATCTATGTTGATTTTATAATCAAATTTGGTCTCGTCTTCTACAATTTCAAAATCATTTTCCTGCAAATATTCCTCTAGAAGATTTCTAAAACCGAATGTTAATGGTCTAGATCCAGCTAAGCTTCCTATAACGATTTTGTTGTTTATGTCACCAATCAGAACATACTTGCTTTGGCCAATAGCCTGATTAAACGAAAGCACCAAAAGGATGCTAAAAATTACCAATATTTTTTGTGGAATCTTGCTTATAATTTTTTCCAGTAGCTTCATAATTTTAAGTTATGTTGGAAAAAATCATCACAGCCCATGATCTGGGCATCAATTAAACGGGTCTTCCGAAATCATTCAGAAAACCCTCAGAATTGTCGTGCAAAGATATAACTCTTTCACGGTATGAGGATTTTTCGATATTATATATCTAGCATCCTCCCCGGAAATCAATGCAGTAAAAGAAACTTAAAAAAAATTTTACAGAGATATTTCGAACCGATTTCTCATCTCATTTATCTTAGAATCTGGAACACCGTGCACATTTTTACCCCCGTGACGATTCTCAATAATTAGAGAAACAACCTTGTAGCAGTATTTATTGGCTAGTTTGAAATATTCTTCCATCTCCCATTCTCTGGTAAAAGTATTAGAGACAATTATTTCTGGATAAAATTGTGGATTTTTTTCGTTGTCGAGCATAAAGGATTCAACCTTATCCCTACAATATTTATGTGCTTCTTTTAATTTGGATGGATCAAAATTGTAATTCCCTTCAGCATCATAAAAAAATTGATCAGCTTCACATATAACAAAGCTAGACCAAATTAAATTAGCAAAAGAAGATTTTCCAGATCCTGGAAGTCCTCTCAGAAGAACCAAAACTTTTCCCATTGCCTAAATTTTTATTTAGACAAATATAGAGGTATTATTCGGTAAACAAAAATGATTATCTACCCTGTCCTCTATAATTTCTTTCCTTCCTATCGTGCTTGTTGTGATTTTTTTTTGCTTTTCCGTTTCTTCTTTTACCGAAGGTAACTTTTTGACTGCCTGTTGTTCCTTTTGCCTTTGCCATTTTCTGGGGTTTTCATTATATATTCCCAGAATTCAATTTTTTAATGGCCAAATGGAACAACATAAATGTTTCTTCCCCAGGCGGAAGATGTGAATTCATTCAGAAGTGCTTGAGCAATTTTAAATCTTCTGTAATCATCGTACTTAAGCTCCTCGTTTATTGCTGCAAGTACGTGGTCTAACGGAATAGCAGGAAGGGGATCCCCGTATAGATCTTCTCCAATCTTAACCTCTCCCTCCCATATTTCAACGTTCATGTAGTCCATTCCAAGATCAAAAAAATCAGAGGAAGCTGCGTCTACCCCCAGATGATCCCCCTTAATATCCTTAAGAAATTTAAAATCCTTAAATTCAACTGGAACTGATTTTCCCTTACCGAACTGAATAAGATGATTTAATGGGCCGGTTCCTATCTTAGAAACGTCAACACATGCTATCTCTAAAAATGTTTTCTGATCAACTGAAGAAATTTCTCCCACGTGTAATTTTATCTCGTATCCCATGGTTTATATATTTTTATTCAAAATACTCCTTACTGAATATGGACGATACCTTTTCATCAGAATGGATGATTCTGACATATCTTTTGGTATCTATTGATTCCTGATTTGGATGAATATAAACAATCTCCTCTGGCAATAATGGATTAGGTAAATGCTTATTCCAATCCTTATCTGCAATTCCTCTTTTTAATTTTTTTCTTTCTAATTTTTCTACTTCCATATTAATATGTGTTATGATCTCTGAATAATGGATCTATTTTGTGTTGGATTGTTTGAGTTTCGGTTTGTTTTCTTTTCATGTAATCAATTGCAGCCTTTCCAGTGTAATCCATTACATCAAAATCATCTTTTAAATTATTAGCAGCCTGTGGATTGAATCCGTTAATCTTGTTAAGAGCATCTAATTTCTTAGCAATATTTTCCATGTATTCTTTATTGGGTACCATAATTTATATATGCTTTTTTATTATCGATAGCTTCGAAAATTTTTCTCAAAGTTCTTAATATACTTTTTGAGAGATGCAACATCAAATCTATCAATCAATCCGGTTGACATATAAGCTTGTATTTCATCGTCGATTATTTTTACATCGTCTGCATATCCGATCTTGATTAATACTTTTTTCATTTTGTTATAGTCTGCTTTCTTCATTTCTGAAATAAGAGAATCACACTTTTTCCTATATTCCTTATTGGTGTAGTATAATCCATGAGCTACCTCGTGATCCATAATCGACGAATCAAAACTATCAGCACCCAAAAGGTACCATTTTTTAACTCTGGGTTTTCCCGATCTAAGCGGATAATTTTCACAACAATGAATAATCAACGACATTATTTCATCATATTCTCCTCTCCCCTTTTTGCTAAATGTATCAAGAGCTTTCCACAACTTTTCTGATGGAATATTATACCCAGACCAGTCCCCGGGGTACGTAAAAAATTTTTCGCCGTTTTTCTCCCGGTAGAGATCCATATATTTTTCCATACTGAAATACTTACCACGAATTTCTTTATAAGGGGACTCATAAAATTCTTGGTATCTACAAAAGAGCATCGCCCTCTGGTATCTGTCCTTTATAATAACACCGAATATATTGGGTGCAATCTCTCTAACCTCCCCTTTTACTAGGGGCTTTTTCAGGGAAATTATTGGTTTTTTCATATTCGATCATAGTCATTTTCCTCCTAAAATTACAAAAAAAGGACGGAAATCCAAAGATGACTCAGTTTTTGGCCTTTTTTTGAATATATAAATCAAATAAGTACAAATCATGAAAATATTATTAGCAGTAGCAGCAGTAGTTTTAGTCTATCTTGGCTACAAGAAATTTTCTAAAAAGAAAGAATCCCCTGTAGAAGAGCCAAAGAAAGACATCGAAACTAAGGTTGAAGTAAAGGAAGAAGCTCCGATTCTAGAAGTTGTGGTTGAATCTAAGCCAGCTAGAAAGCCAGCAGCTAAAAAGCCAGCAGCTAAAAAGCCAGCGACAACTAAAGCAACTAAAAAAGTAAAGGAAGAAACTAAAAAGGTTACAAAGGCTAAAAAATAAAAGCCCCTAAAAATAAAATCATCAACGACTGGGCATCCAGTCGTTTTTTGTTATGGCTATAGTTCAACTAATGCAATCTGACCTAACCTACAATGTTACCACCGAAAATGGTAACGAATACACTGTTCTTATAATGGAGGATTTTTTCAGTGGCCATTTCTCAATAGACATATTTGATGAAAAAGAGGAAATTGTAGAAGACGAGGAAATAATTCTAGAAATTAGTAACTTAATAGAAAGTAAGAGGGATTAATTAAATACTCCAGTATCCGTCCTCTCCCTTAGGTTTTGAGTAATAAATCAGTTTACCTTTTCCCCCTTTAAGATCCCTAAACGTAAAACCCAGTTGATAATCAAACTGCTTTCCCCCGTGTGGAACCTTTTTAAATAAACTAACAAATTCTTCCCATGAAATTTTAGATCTTACGGAATCTTTAGTTATTTTGATCTGTGTTTGCCAGCCAGTCTTTCCTATAGTTTCTATTTTCCGATCAAAAGCCGAAGGATCTATTTCTTTCACTTTATCAAAAACTTGCTTTTTTAATTTATTAACAGAATCCGATTCTAACTCTATATCATTATGGTTAAACTCTTCAAAGTGCCCATCTATAACATCAACGCTCGAATACCACATTAATTCGTCATCGCTGTAAGCTTCCACTGCCCATGTTACTACATGGTCGTGGGTTTCCACTATATCAGTCTTCTCCCAATCTAAATCCTTAGGATCGTGAATGATTTTATAACTATCAAATACTATATCGGTCCAAAGATCAAACATATCCCTGGCAGAATCCGGAATGTCATCTTCCTCGTTATAGGATTCAAAGGTTTTGACGTGTTTCATATTTTATATATCATCATCAAAGATCCCCGATGAGATCAGATCAGAAACATTTTGGAGTGTTTGATTAAATTCTTTAGGTTCTTCGATGGATTTTTTGATTTGATCTATTACCTTTTTTCTAATATGAACTGGGATACGATCATAGATTTTGGTTATCCCGATAGGATCATCAGTATACATTTTTATAATAAATTCAGAAACCTCCTTATAATCTAGAAAATGACTAAGATTTTCTTGGTCACTGTAATCAAGCAAATCCCAAGATAAAGCAAGAGAAACCTTATAGGGTATTCCTTTAACAACCTCTTTAGCAATAATATAAAAGGACTTATCTGATATTTTGTTTGATTGAATAATAACATCTTCTATATCAACTGAAGGAAGCCCGTCTAACGAGATAAGAAAATTATTGGAAGCATTAAATCCCCCACCGACAAATTCAGAACATCCAGAAAGAGATTCAAGTTTATTGTTTCTACAATCGAATCCTCCTGATACTTTTTTTGGGGATCCTTCCAGCGAATCTATCAAATTATTAGAACAACAAAAATTTCCTCCTACAGAATTAGGAGATCCTTTAAGATCCCTAAGATAATTTTGAGAGCAACTATAATTCTTCAAAACATTTTTAGGACCATTTAATAAGGACTCCAGATTATTATTCTCGCATATAAAAGATCCTCCAATTCCAACAGGAGAACCCGACAAAGAATTTAGTTTATTGGTAGATACCCTATAATCTCCTCCTACATGTGTAGGACCATTTTCTAAATTTTTTAATTCATTGAAATCCAAAAGCAGATTTCCATAAATTGTATCAGGACATCCTAATAGACTTTCTATCTGATTGTACATACAATCAAGATTTGATCCAATATAAGATGGACAAAAATCTAGGGATTTTAGATTATTGGAATAACATTTGAAAGATCCCCCGATAGATTTGGGGCTATGCTCAAGAGAAATCAAATCGTTATTTGAGCAATTGAAGTCACCCGAAACTGATTCTATTTTGATCTTGGGTAAAAATCCGGTGTTTAATTTTTTGGACGATTTTAAAAAAAAGGAGCAGTCTAAATTACCGTCGATCGAGATAGATCCGTCGGAATTAAAGCTCCAGGTTCCGGTAACACATTTATTAAGAAAATCTTCAAAATCTTTCTTTATTTTAGACATTTACATCATTCGCATTTTCCCACTTTAAATCTGGCGTTACATTAATGGATTCGAAAAATATACTTCGAACCTTTGCACCTAACTCCATATCATTCGGAGTGTCTATAATAGTTCTATGATCTATTAAAATTTGTTTTCTTGAAGATCCGGTAGAATAGCAATTAAAACATAATTGCCCAACTCCTTCGATATATCCTGATCTTAAATCTATATGGGTCGAAAAGTCATATTGTGTTTCATCGCTACACATGACGCATTTATCCTTTCCCATGGGGTACTTTTTATTTTTCTAATCCTTTGGTGATCTTCTCTCTGTATCTCGCATCGAGGATCTCCTTTCTTCTCTTGATAGAAGGTTTAGTAAAAGTTTGCCTTTCTCTAAGCTGTTTTACTAGATTAGTCTTTGCTGTTTTGTTCTTAAAAAATTTAAGAGCTTGCTCGATTGATGAGCATTCTTGTACGTTTACTATAATCATATTATATTTTTTATTGCAATTTAAGGAAAGTGTTTCAGTATATATAGATGTAAATAACCAGGAAAAATGGAAGACCTATTAGAGGTTGACTGGTACTTCCAATCGCCTATTGATTTTGAGCATAAGCAGTACAAGCTTTTCTCCTACCTACAAAAATGCGATAGTGCATTTTATGAAAGAATTTTTTCCCCTTATTTGCTCCACACAGAAAAAATAGTAGTTGAGATGGAAACAACCCTCCAGAACATTAAAAATTTCGAAAAGGGAGTTACAAAAAAATCCCTATTTTTTAGTCTAGAAGGGGTTTATATAAAGGAAAAGGGGATTCCTAAAATAGATGAGATTCAGATCGTGGAAGAGGTAATCGAATTTTCTTTGCCCCTTTTATTTCAAAGGATAGAATTGGGATCTAAGTTGTCTAAAAAATACCCAAGAATTCTCTATTAGATTATTTAAAAAAGATTTCCTTTACCTTTTTAGCATACGGATCAAGCTCGTAGAAGTCTTTTTCAATAAACTTATTACCAGATCTAATAAAAACCGATTTTTTTATTAGATCGTTATTTGGATCCCCCGATGGCATAACACCGGAATCAATGTATCCTATATCTTTTTTCCCGTCAGAATTAAAATCAGTATAGATTAAACTCCATTTTGAATTTGGTCTCTTTGAAGAATTTATTGTGTATTCAATCCAGCTGTTATCCAATATGAATGATCCGTCTTTGCGTTGGACGTATACCTTTATTTCCCATTTTTGATCCCCTGATTGTCCTGTAATGCAATCTAAAGCTACTAAATCTTTAATCCCGTCTTGATTTAAATCGTCCGCCACGTAATCAATTCTTTCCTGATTAAAAATTCCAGTCAATGGGAGATTAGTCAAAGAGCTTTGATTAAATCTCCCGCCACCCAGATTTAATAAAAATCTATTGGGGGAATTTGGAGATTCACCTGTTCCTAGCAATAGATCATTCTTAGAATCTTCGTTTAGATCCATTGCCCATGCACGAAAAACAAGACCAGCACCATTAGGAACGCTCTCTCCAAAGCTATTGTTAGATGGAAAGTTTACAACATCAGAAGAGAAGTGTGCAAAATTTCGGTTGGAAAAATAAGGATATGAAGGTATCCCCCAGAAAATATAGGTGTGAGAATTTGCAGCAACGATTAAATCAGGGAGATTATCCCCGTTCATATCTCCAACATCACCACCGCAGTAAGTAAACATATTGAAAAGGGATTGGGGTTCTAGATCTAACTGAGAAATGGTATATTTTCCATTGCCATCACTAAGCAGAATAGTACATTTTTCATTTGGACCTTGTGAGCACTCATCATTGTGACCAATAACAACAATATCGACAAAATTATCAGAATTCAAATAAAGGGAAATTGATCTAATAGGACCACCGATAAAGTTCGTTCCATCGTTGATTAGATTTTTCTCCTCAAAAGTTTTATTTGAAGGATTCCATAACAGGAAAGAAAGATTAGCAGCTTTACCACGACATGCTCCACCTCCATTAAAAATATCGACCCATCCATCATTATTGAAGTCTCCCAATGAAAGGGCAAACGTGTTTGATGAATATTCATATTTTCCATTACCGTATGGACCTGTTAAAATCTTAACTCCTTTTTGATAAGCACCAACAAAAAGGTCCGCCATAACTGGAAGATTCTTCCAATAGCTTGCACCCATGCTCTTTGCATCAGGACTAACCTTGTATCCTTGAAAATCTTCGGAATTGAATGAAGACGAGGAAGAGATCACCGATTTTTCTGGCTCTAATACATCCTCCTTGTAACAGGACGAAAGAAAAATTAAAAATATAAAGAGGCCTTTTTTCATTGTTTGATTTTATACCCAAATATACTGGGAAAAATCGAAACATTTACGCTGAAATGTGAAACTTTTTTAAACAGCGGACGACTTACTGGGAATCCAATTTTCGAAATAGAATTTACGAAGGGAATCAAAATTTGATAATGAGGAGATGGACCACCCCGCATAATCTTTTAATTCTTCACCGTTTATCACTATTTTAAGAAAACCGAATTGCTCTCTAAGCTGATCTCTATGTATTGTATTCTGTATTTGCTTATAGGTTGCAAGGATATGATCGTTATTACTCATTTTAGCTTCAAATACGAGCTTAAATTCTGCTCCCCTAATATAAGTCTTGGCCTTGAGATAAGTCGGAGCTATGGTGTGTTTCTGTACGCCAAAAATCTCTTGTGCAAGGGGGGAGAGCTCATTGTTTAATCTAAAATCTACTACCTCCCCAGTCCAAGCCTTGATCTGGTCCTGAGAATAATCGGAAATCATAGTCTCCCATCTACTAAGAATTATTTGATTTATCAAAAAGGTCTATTTTAATTGTAATATCTATTTGTTCTCTTCATTCCCTCCAATTCTCTCTCCAATCCTTTTGCGATTCTTCTTACCTCCCTTAGAAGGTCCCTTTCGTCTATCCGTATTAAGTGATTCTCCAATCCCTTCAGATTTCCTATTCTGGTTTGGATTTGTTCCCTTCTGTTCATTTTCTGCTTTTATCTTTTGGAAATTATGAAATTACCTAAAATTAAATAATCCATTTCAGAATCTAAAAATCTGATTATGGCGTCTTCTGGATGCAAAGTTATGGTTTGATCTTTAAAATTAAATGATGTATTCAGAATAACCGGTATTCCTGTTAGTTCTCCGAATTTTTTAATCAGGTGGTAATATCTAGGATTGTCATATCGGTTTACGGTCTGAACTCTGGCAGTTCCGTCTATATGGGTAACAGCGGGTAAATCCCATCCTGGTTTAACCTTGACCACCATATTCATATACGGAACATCACCAGAAATATCAAAGAACTTGTCTGCACTTTCTTCCGTCACTGAAGGAGCAAAGGGTCTAAATGTTTCTCTTTTCTTGATAACTAGATTTATTCTATCCTGCATATCTTTTATAAGTGGAGACGCTATGATGGATCTATTACCTAATGCTCTTGATCCGAATTCCATTTTTCCCTGGAACCATCCAATAACTTTCCCATCAGCTAGTTTTTTTGCTACGTCATTTATAAGCTCAGATGTTTCCATTTTAGAGAAGCTTATGTTGTCAAATTTTTCTATTGACGAAAGAATTCTGTGCTCGTTAAAGTCTGGACCTTGATAAGGTGATATTGGGCCTTTTCTCTTTTGTCTTCTGATTACATTTATATAAAATAAACATGCACCTATAGCAGAACCCCCGTCTGAAGGAGAAAAGGGAATCCAGATTTTTTTATAATTACTTCTTTGCTTTATTAATCCATTAGCTAATCCATTATAAGCACATCCTCCTCCTAAACAAATATTCTCTGATGCATTTAATGAAAAACTGAAATTAACAAATTCTAAAAATATATCCTCATAGACCTTTTGAACAGCAGCAGCAAGATCTTTGTGTTCTTTTAGAATTGGATCTCCAGGAATACGTGGATGAATTCCTAGATAATCTAAAAGATTCTCGTTGAACATTATTCGGTCAGAAACGTGCCAAGAGAAATATTTCATATTGATCTTTAGATCTCCGTTATTGAAATCCATTAAATCTCTAAGTTTTTGGTAAAAGATTTTAGAATCACCATACGCGGCAAGACCCATTAATTTATACTCCCCCTCGTTTGGTTTAAATCCGATGAATGCGGTGAAAGCGGAATAAAAAAGTCCCAATGAATGGGGATAATTTACCGAATGCAATTTGGATATTTTATTTCCAATTGCTTTGGAAATTGTTAACGTCTCCTTTTCCCCTACTCCGTCAACTGTAATGATATTAGATTCTTCAAAATCAGAGGTGAAGAACGAAAGAGAGGAATGCGAAAGATGATGGTCAACAATTTTTAGTGTTTTTTTAAATCCAATCTCTTGTCTAAGAAAATTCTTTAAGTCAAACTGTGGTCCTTTATTAAAAATCCATTTTATAATTCTGGCAAAATTTTTAATTGGATATTTTTTAAAATTATCTACTATCCTTTCTTTCTTTAAATCAGGATTTTCGTACCAACAAACAACACTAACATCGTCAATGGAAATTCCATTTGTTCTGAGAAGCCATTTTATAGTATTAAGGGGAAAAGATGAATCACCCTTTATACCAGTAAATCTTTCCTCCTCCGCAGCACCCATCAGAGTATTATTTCTAAATAGACATGCAGCTGAATCGTGGTAAAATGCAGAAATTCCTAGGATGTACATTATTATCTTTAGTGGTTTATATTATCTCTTAAGATTGAAGATGTTTCCATCTTTCTTTGTTAATAACCGCTGAAATACTTCTCCTAGACATTCCAAATTTTTCTGCCAATTGGATCATTGTAAAAGACCCAGTCTTGTAAAGGTCTCTTATCTCCTGAACTTGATCTTCTGTTAATTTGGAATTTGGGTTCTTTTCCCCACTTAAAAAGGGATTGATTGATTTTTCGTCTTTCATATCCCTTATATATCAATAACGCGAATACGCGTGTTATTCTTCTTCCTCAGAGGATTCTTCTTCGCTATCATCGGGGGTTTCTATGTGTCCTTCCTGCTTTAATTTTTCGCCCATGACTTTAGCTGCTTCCCTCCTAATTTCTCTCTTCTCCTCTAATGAAAGCTTTTTATGTTCTCTCCATTTCATAATCAAGTTTATATTATCTATATATTTGATTAATTACCCTTTGCTGGAAACCGGGTCCACCCATTTGTCCAAGCTGGAGTACTTAGTTCCGGTATTACTGAATCTATTTCTTTGTTACCTTTGCCTAATGATAATGTTTTTAATTGATCGCTGGTTAGTATCGTTGTTGCCCTGCTTATAAAATTAAGAGAAGGCGAAAATGCTCCTACTGAATTGTTTTCAAATACAGAAATACCATCCTTAACAAACTGAGCAGTTTCGTTGCTTTCCAAACTTAGTCCTCCTTTCATCCATCCCCAGATTACGCTATTCTTGATCGTGAATTGTGTTGCTCTTCTAAATCTTAAACCCAAATTATGGTTAGCTAGTGCTGAAGCGTTATTAGGACCAACTAAAATCATATTTTCTAATTTAGGATGGGTGAAAGGCTGGGCAGATGAACCTGTTCCATCATTGTCACATTCTACCCCATTTCCAGCATCACCGTTATCTACAAATTGTGGATCTCTTCTTGATACACCATTTGTAATAGTTCCAGTATATCCAAAATCGAAATCGAAATCATCATCTGCAGTTGAAAATGCGTATATGTTTTTAGCATTTACTGTTCCTCCAAAAAATTCAAAAGCATCATCATTAGCGTAAATAGTTTGAACATTCTCGATGATTGTTCCATTACCAACACCACCTAATGTTAATGCGTTAATTTCAGAGTTTGGCATTGCTGCAATACCAGCATATTCAATCCTTACATATTTTAGAATACCACTATTATCTAAATCATTAGTACCACCATACGGTCTACCAATCCCACCCTCGATAGTCGGTTCTGAGGTTCTGTTGGTTTTTGCCCTTCCCAATATTACAATCCCACCCCAATCACCAGGGGCTCTTTCTCCGGCTGCTCTACCAGATGTAAATATTATTGGTTTTGATACAGTTCCCTCCGCAATTATTTGTGCACCCCTTTCGATACACAATGCTCCCTTTTCAGCTATATCAGAAACAATTGTTGTACCAGGCTGAATAATAAGTTTAGCACCATCTGTTACATAAACATATCCTTTTAATGTCCAAACTTTATCTGACGTTAAAGTAGTGGTAGTGTTGATGTTTCCAGTTAATGTCGTTGTTAATGGGATGTTTATAGGAGCATCATCTCCACCCAATTCTTTTTGGCAACTAAATAGTCCAAAAATTAAAATACCTGCTAATAGCTTTTTCATAGTGTTAAGTTTAATATTAGGGAAATCGTTTGTTCGTTATTTGTTTTTATTAAATTTCTATTTTGTAATTTTTGATAATAGATCGATGATTGTCCAAATACATCGCCTATTGCCATTTTAATTTCTCCGTTTTTGATTTTACGTAAAAAAGTTATGTCTAATACATCTCTACTATTTTCAAAGATGTCTGGATATCCTTGAAATCCAACAGCAGATATTCTATCTCCTACTCTATTGTAAGTTATGTTAAGTGTATTTTTTTCTTTGTGGAGATTAAATCCTCCATTTAATACATAATTTGATTGACCCTGTAATTGCCTTTTAGATCCATTTACATTTACTTCAGAATTCATTATTGAAGTGTTGGTGTACAGATCTAACCAATCTGTTACCTTTTTACGGAATTCTAATTCAACCCCATAAAGAATAGCATTATCAGGATTTGTGTAGGTTAATAATAAATTGGACGGAACTGAACCATCTGCTACTATCTGTTCGATAGGCTTAATGAATTTTTTACCAAATAACGATACGGAAATGTTCTCTCCTGCCTTCTGATAAAATTCCCATTTTAAATCTAAGTTATAGATATCCGATTTTTCCAATTTTGAATTACCTAATATCTGTGCATTTCTTACAAAATCATAATAAGCAAAATTAGCAACCTCTCTAAATTCAGGTCTTGCTAATGTTTTACTCAGTGAAAATCTATATTTTACTTTATCTAAATTATATGAAAGGTTTAATGACGGAAGAAGGTCTAAATACTCTCTGTCTACGTTTACTTTTTGTCCGCTAAAATCTGCGGTATTAACATTGAATAGGTTGTACTCCCCTCTTAAACCTGTGTTTAATTTTAACTTGCCCCATTCATTTTCATACATTGAGTAAACTGATCCTAAATCAAAATCTGCAGTGTACCTGTCTGTATTATTTGTTATTTCATCCAGCATATCAGTTGAAAGATATCTGAAGATTCTTGCGTTAAATCCCCTAATCTTTTTTAGATAACTTCCCCCAATCTTAATATTACCAAAATCTTTGTTTATGTTACCATTAAAACTGTTTTCGTCCATTACACTCCAAAAACGATACGTGTCTCTCCATGCAATAGAATATGGTTCGTTGACACCTAATGATTTTGTGATCGGGTTTACCCTATAATCGGGTTGTTCTCTGAATATAAAATTATATCCCAAATTAAAATCCCAATTCTTGAGCTTCCCATCAAATTGGGAATTGATAACAACATTATTAATATGATTAGAAGAATTGCTTAAAACGTTTTGTACATTATCAAAGTTATTACCATTTCGTGTTAGATAGCTATCATCCTTTTGGTAGTTTAGTAGGGTTTTCCAGCTATATCGATTTTCTCCTAAATAAGTTAAATTTAATAAACCGCTCGTGGAAAATCTTTTCGTGTATAGAATCTCTTTATAATCATAAGCTAACTCAGTTGATGATTGATAGTCTTTCCTTTCGATCTTATTTAAGGTGAAAGAATTTCTTACGGTTGAACTGAATAGAGAATTAAATTTACCCTTAGTATATCCAAACGAAAGACCTCCGCTTAAATTTGGAATTGACTGAAAAATATTTTCCTGGGGATTACCAAATTGTTTAGTGAATAATCTTTTATCACCGTTGCTACTGATACGATATTTGTATGTGGATGGAAAGGTTGATGGAAACTCTGTAGATTTAACTGTCTTAAAATCTCTGAATGTAGAAACTGATCCAGCACCACTTCCTAAAGAGATATTAAAAAAATTATCTGAAACCTCCTTTGTTGTAATCTGAACCAAACCACCACTCCAATCCCCTGGTAAATTTGCTGATGCTGATTTAGCAACTATGATATTATCAATCAATCCGGTTGGAATTATATCAAAAGAAAAAGCCCTCCTATCTGGCTCAGTTGATGGAAGTATAGTTTTGTTTAAAAAAGCAGAATTATATCGATCTGCTAATCCCCTTACTAACACAAACTTATCATTCTGTATTGTTACCCCGCTTACTCTTTTAAGGGCATCGCCAACGTTTCTATCTGGAGTTTTTTTAATGAATTCTATTGATACACCATCAGATACAACATTGCTATTTCTAACTGATCTAATTATCGAAACATCTGTTGTTTTTTGAGGAATAGCTCTAACTACAACCTCATTCAATCCCGTTACATTCTCCTCGAGCAAAACATTAAATAAAGTATCGGATGTAAAATTTACGGTCTTAATTAAATCCTTGTATCCAACAAAAGTTGCTTTAATATCATATTTTCCTGATGGAATTTGAATCTCATAGTTTCCAAATTCGTTAGAAATTGCAGAAAAGGATTTTTGATTTGCATCCTTAAATATGATATGGACGAAATATAATTTTTCGGTAGGTGACTCTGTTTTACCTGATATTTTAATTTGAGAAAAGGATAGAAGGGGTAATAAAACAAATAATAATAGAATGGATTTTTTCATATGAGTTTTTTGTCGAACTATTTACCCTCTAGGGTCTGACAAAAAACAAATAAAACCCCCCGTTTCTGAGATATTTTACGCAAAGTTAATATTAGAACAATCGCAAGATAATATATGAAAAACTAGTCCCACTCTCTAATCTGGAGGACAAGATCATTCTCTCCTTTTATGAGACGATGCCAAACTTTCTTGGGAATGAAAAAAGAATCTATTTCGGCGGGCAGTTCGTTGTCTATTTGTATTTTCCAGCCAGATCCCTCTAGTAATTTAATTTCCCGGTTTTTTAAATCTCTGTGCCATAACAATTCAGTAGGATCTATGTCCTGTGAAAATTTTCTGACTATTAAACCGTTAATCTCTTCTTGTGTATATGGATTCATTACCAATATCCTGGATAAGTTTTACCTCCCCAAAGATGAGCATATCTATTAGCTCTACATGCCCAATATCCAGGTTTAGTTTTATCTTTCTTTTTGTGGCACTGATGTCTAGCAGCAAAACTCTTTCTACGTTCAGGATCACTAACCTTAGCTCTCATACCAGGTATTCCAAATTGAACCTTAATGATATTTCCAGCAGGATTTTTAACATACACGTAGAATTTTTTGGAACCACCTCTCATTGGATAACCAAGCTTTACTTTCTTACCGCGATACTCAGCTTCCTCCAGAATTTCTAGAGGCATATCCAGTGGTACAATTTCTCCTTCGTATAATCCAGTTAAGCCAAGATCTGTTGCTTCAAATAGAAGAGCAGTGGATCTATCGACTGTTAAATTTCCTTCTAAATAAAGAGAACGTGCCTCTGATAATAGGGAGACATGAGATTCACTACCCGGTCTGAAAATAGATTCTGCTATACAGATTCTATTGTTAATGTGAAATTGGAGGTGTTCAGATATTAAAAACATATTAAACCATATTTTTAGCTAGCATGTCGTCTCTAAATGCAGTAGATTTTGCTAGGGTCTCTTGGAAGATAGGTCTACTTAAATCATTACCTAAACCTGAGTTAACATGGAAGACTGCTTTAAGTGCTGCATCTTTATCTGGAAATCCGTTAGGATCGTTAGATCCATAAAGAGATTTAACTTTAGGATTTTTTAAATTCTCAATAAAATATAAAACAGCAACTTCAGCAGCAATATCAAGATCGTTCAATGCATCTGGATTACTTACAAAGTTAACGCTCTTGCCTAGTTTTCCGTCCTTGTCATAAATCTTCTGCATTTTTTCATAACCTGCCTTGAAAGTTATCCCGTTGAATCCTCTTCCTAGATATTTAGCTCCATCACCTGGTTGGGTGTTTCCCATTTTTTGAGATGCTCCGGTCGGATCATCAGGTCCGTAAACTCTATCCCAGAATTTAGATGGATCTGCCTTGAGTGCGTTTATTTCAGCATCACTTAAAGTGGAAACTCTTTTTCCGAAAATCTTTCTGATCCTGTCGTTACTAGTATTGGTATATGGCTCTTCGTTCTGAGGTGCCCAACCACATTCTTTACCTATAACTCCTTGGATAGAAGCTCTCATATTTTTATCAGTAATTTCGTGTCTATCCATTGCTTTGTTCACCGCTTCTACACCCTTTTTAACATCTTCTGCGGTGGGGACCTTAGCTCCACTTCCTTGTAATCTTTCTCCCCATGTAGAACCACCTCCTTCTGCGTCTGCAGGGATAAATCCAGCATCTCCGAGAATCTTTCCTGCGGATTTTAATAAATCGCCGAAGGAATCAAAACCTCCCCCCGATGCGGGTGCCGGTGCTGGAGCAGGTGCTGGAGCAGGAGGTTTAGTCTCTTGCTCGTTAATAAATTTTAAAAAGGGATGTATGTGTTTCATATCTTAATTTCTGAATTTATGTGGGAACATCATTCTTAATTCGTGTCCCTGAGGAATATCTTTCTTTCTAATACCAAAAATCTTTTCCTCTGGACAAGGATCTTCTCCATTCCATTTGAAACCATTATTACAAGCCCAGGTTTTCATGCCTTGATTATAACTCTGACCTGTGGAATATGGAAATCTAATTCCAGCATCATTTTGAATGGAATCTATACGTCCACCTTTAACAGTAAAAATAATTTCCCTTCCCTGTCTAGAGGTTAGTTTTATTTCCTGTGTGTCAGAATAAGATTCGTATACTTGTAAATGCTTCATTTTTTATATATCTTGCTTAAATGGACCTATTGTTTTACACATAATGATAAGACCATCTCTTTTAGAGACAAGAACCGAGGTTATTTCGGAAACATAATCTCTATATCCAATTTCATCCGTTCCTCTCTCTGATATTATCTTGGTGCCAACATCAAATACTTTGAAACTAGGAAGTCCTCCAATAGGGGGCTTAAATTCCATTCTAATCCCTCCAAAACTATCACGATTTGATGCTAATTGAAAATCCTTTATCTCTTTTGTTACTTTTTGTCCATCCTTATTAAGATATGAAATTTTATTTCCTGTTTTAATACCTATTTGGAATTCTGGTCTAAGTTTATTAAAAAGTTCAGGATTCCTCGTTACCGTAATTTCAGACCTAGTATTCTCTTTATATCTCTCTGGGTCATCCAGATCTATCATCTTTATTTTTGGGGATACTGCTATATCATTTCCGTCTTTGTCAGTCTCCTCGGCATTAACAATTCTGTAGCTTCTAAGATTTTTCTTTGCAGATTGATGAATCATATCACGCCCAGCTGTAGCGAGCATTTCCTCTTTCGGGATAGGATTTTGGCATCCTTCGCATCTTCTAGGAAATAACATCAAAGTATAGGTTACGTCACCGTGTGAAACGGCTCCATAAACAGATCCAGAATAGGTTTCCCTTACAGTCTCCTCTTTTGGAACAGAAAGAATTGGATAATATAAGATATCACCTTTTTTTAAAACTATATCTCCAAAATGGAAAACTGTAGTGTATGCATAATCTATCCTAGGGTATTTGTATTTAAGAATATTTACAGAGCATTCTTTTAAGTGTTCCTCGATTTTTTTCCTAGCGAATGATAAATCCTCTTCTGATAACCCATCTACCCCACCAATAAACTGGAAATTCTTTCTCAAGTCCATCCTGCTCTTGAAGTGGTCATGATGCTTGTTTTCCCACAGCAACGAAGATTCAAAAAGTTTAAAGCTTAAAAGAAATTTCATATAAGGCGATTCCCCTTATATATTCAAAAGATTACAAGGAGTTTTCGTTATTTATTAACGAAAAGATTTTGCATATGGTCGACAGAGCAAATGCTAAAGCAATAAAGCATTTTATCCTTCCCTTCCCATCTCTTAGCAAAAACGTCGTCCAGATACCGGCTATCTAAAATCCTGTCTAGAGAATGGTTTTTCAGACTAATGTTATCCATGCCATATTCATAGAGATATTTTTTAATCTGGACAGGATCGTTATAATTGTATTCACCATTAAACATGGTACCCACAAAACAGCAGGGAAACACGTTACCTTTGCAATCAACGTAGATTTCTTTGCCTTCGGGATGACACGATTTACAACTTATAGACTTATTATCTAGATGACTAGTATCTAATTCTAATGGTAATTTGTCAGCTATCTCCTGCCATCTTTTTCTAGATTCTTGCTGATTCTTCTTCTTATTTTCAGGAAGAAAAATTTGGGTTTGATCTGATTCAATTTTTTTGGTTGCTCCGTTTAATCTCCAGGGAAGGCTTCCCGCTTCTATCTTATATGCGAGCTTTCCCTTCTCATCATAAACGTGCATATCCTGATATTCTTCAGGATTCTGTCTTTCAAATCCGAAAGGTCTTTTCGGTTGGAAATAAGTAACACCTATTTTCTTGGCAAGTGCTTCTGCTTCTTGGATTTGATGTTCATTATGTTTAAAGATTAAAAAATCCCAAGCGCTCTCTGCTCCAGTTGAGCAATACGCTTTCATATTTGCCATTAATCTTTTCCAATTAACATTTCTTCTATAAATATGATTGGTGTCTTCTAATCCATCAACAGAGAAGGTAACATATCTTCTACCTTGAGAATTTTCTTTAAACATCTTCCCCAGCTTAGTCCAGAAATCTGGACTTCTCATTGATCCATTAGTATTGACCTGAATCTTAGCAGAAGAATTAGAAGCAACATATTCCAGAATTTGATATGCATCTTTTGCCATCATTGGATCTCCGTTAGTTCCACAGAAAACCCATCCGGTTGATTTTTCAACAAAGTCTAGAGGAAACCATTTTTTAAATTGTTCTAGAGTGACACTACCAAGCTCCAATTCAGGATTGACCATTAAAGATCCACCGATATAACGGGGGCAGATCGGGCATGCTGCATTACACTGATTAGACAGTTCAATATGAACTAATGAAGTGTTTTTATAATTCCAAATACTTTCCATAATAATTCTATTATCGATCAGGATAAAAATTCCAAGAAAAAGCCCCTAATTTCTTAGAGGCAATTTCCGTTGGTAGAGGATTCAAGGATATTATCTCAAATCATCTAAAACGTTCTTTACATCACCTGGTGTTTTAATATCGGCAGGTGGTTTAGCCCCGGTGGCACCTCCTCCTGACAATATATCAGTCAGTGCTTGTTGCATAAACTTAGCTCCTGGATTATCAGGTGCATCACCAAGTCCTGATCCTACTGTGTTATCGTCTGGATAAGCATCCTGACCTGTTAAAGGTGAAAGCTTAGAGGCTTCCCCTGTTAATGCTTTAGAAATATCAGTTTCAAACTCGGGGGTTCTTGTATTTTTAAAATAATCAATAAATCCAACTAAATTTGTACCGTCTATCTTTCTTTTATTTGTTCCCACTCTATTTCCCTCTCCGCTCAGCTGATCGTTGGTGTTACCTTCCATTGAGGTGAATGTTCTGGCTTTTTCATCCACTGCAACCACTATACCGGTGTGTCCTAGTCCTTTTCCTGGACGGGTCATGATAAAAATCTGTCCAGGACGGATTAAACTTGGATTAGATTTAACTTGATCTATAGAAATCTTTGCATCCGTTGGTGCTTGACTCCAGTGATTCATACAGCCTCCAGTTTTAACAATCGTATTGGGTTTACCCAATCTTTTGCAAACCTCATCAAAGATGTAGTAAACAAAGCTCATGCACCAGGGTAATCCTGGGGAAAGACCAACAGATTGTAAATATTTATTTACCTCTGGTCCTTTGTTGCTACCTTTTGGCGATTCTTCTACGTCTTTATTAGCTGCTAAAACCCCAGCAAAAGTCTCACCATCAGTAGATGGATTCCCAAGTGGTATTTGCTGAGCTTCTTGTAAAAAGCCTTTAAAATCTTTAATTCTTTTCATATTATTTAGGTGTTACGTCTTTTATTCTTTGTAGAATTTGGTCCCCTGTTAATTTCGTATATAAATCAGGTTGGGCTTCCTTAATGTCCTGTAAGATTTCTTGTACGAAGTGTAGGAGTACAACTGAATTTGTGGGTTGGTCGGGTTTAGCTTTCTTTTTTAAAAAGGGTGTTAATTCTGACATAGATCCAGAATCAGCGCTCTTTGTGACCAATCCTAAATACTCAGCAACAATCGGATATCTCGGAGCTCCTGAAAATGTCCTAGTTCGGATCTGAGCTTCTTGCTCAAATATTGAGAAATCTTCTATGTGCTTCATATTGTATATATTATCGAGGAAATCATTTTTTATTTGATCTATCTATCCTCAAAGAAAAACCAGACCTAAGTCTGGTTTAAATTAATCAGTTTCACATTTGGCAATGTACCAAATAATAATCACAGCAATCAAAATGCAGAGAATTCCGGCAATCATTCGTTCAATAAATATTTAGAAACGTAATCGTCAACACCTTCTTCTAGAGTCATAAATTTTCTATTGTACCCAACACCTCTTAATTTGTTCATTTCAGCTTTAGTAAAGTACTGATATTTAGATCTTAGCTTTTCCGGCATTTCTATGAATTTGATGTTTGGCTTCATGGATAATGATTTAAAGAGAGCATTAGAAAGATCTAAAAAACTTCTGGGTTTTCCAGTTCCTAGGTTAAATAATCCATTGTCAATTCCCACCCAATTACCGGATATCATCATTACCATAATCCAGTATATAACGTTCACTACATCATCCACATAAATAAAATCCCTTACTTGTTCACCGTCTTTAAAATTGGGATTATAACTTTTAAAAAGTTCGATAGCACCAGTTTCTTTGATCTGATTGAATCCGTGCCATACCACGGAAGCCATCCTTTCCTTATGTGCTTCCCCTGGCCCATAAACATTAAAGAACTTCAGACCTACCCAATTTTTAGGTGAGTATGGATTTTCAATTGCCCAGAGGTCAAAATCATTCTTACTTTGTCCGTAGGGATTAAGCGGTTTTAAATTGGGAATTAATTCTGGTGTGTCTGAATATCCCAAACCTCCATCACCATAGGTAGCTGCAGAGGAAGCATAGATCAAAGGGATATTTTTCTGACTACAAAAATCCCAAATGGTTTTAGAATATTCAACATTCCATTTTCTATGTACTTCATAATCTAGTTCTAATGTGTCTGTTCTAGCTCCTAAATGAATCACAGCTAATATTTCAAGACTGCTATTTAAAAGACCAGATATGTCGCTTCTGTCAATTCTTTCAAGACATTTAAGTCCTGCCCAATTGGATGTTTTGGAGGCATCCGAAAAATCGTCCACAAGAATTAGATTTTCCATTCCCAATTCATTGAGTTTTTTTGCAAATCTAGTAGCAATAAAACCTGCAGCTCCTGTTATTACAATATAAGGCATGTCTTTCCGTTTATCCAAATATAAAACAAAATCACGCAAATCAGAAACGATTCTCGCGATTCTTTTATACATTGCAGTTATGCAAAAATACGAATATAAAATATTACCCTTCCTTTACACTGAGCTCGAAGATCTAGAGCTGATCCTTAAAGCAATGGGCAATAAGGGATGGGAATTGGCTGCTATCCGGGATAATTATTACATCTTCAAAAGACCTCAGAGTAATTAATATATAGTGCAAATAAAATCACTATATGGGAACAGCAGCTCCAAAGCCAAAGCCAATGAGATCTCGCAGATCCGGCAAAAAATCTTCCAAGCGATATCAAGCTAACGTGGAGATTATTAATCGACTGATTAAAGAATCTAAAGCCAACAAAAAAGCCTAAGCATTAGCTCAGGCTTTTTTTATGAAAAAATTATGATTTAATATTCTCCTCCGTTAAAAAGACCTTGGGTCACGATGGGATTTCCCATTTGCTGGGAAAATGCTTCAAGATCCTCAATTTTTCCTATTAAAGTGTATCCATATTCATCTACTCTTGGATCTCCATTAGGTAAAGAAGCCACTTTTAGACCTAAAGCACCAAGTTCAGATTCGTCAGGTAGCTCTCCGTGAAAATCTGCAAAGGCTATTGGGGAATCTGATGTTTCTCCTCCTGCTGGCTGATCCATTGGCATTTGTGACTCTCCATCCATCCAGCTTTCGAATAATTTTATGTGTTTCATCTGGTATTATTTATTTTATATATCAATCAATTGCTGGAATATCTGCTCCATTTTTTATTAATCCAATAGTAAAAGTAGTATCCCAGCCCTTCTAAAGTCTCCGCTGTATCTAAATTATCCCAAATAACATCTTCTATATCAATTTCATTTATGTATTCCCCCTCCTGGCCTTTTAAATTCTCCAGTTTGGTCACTGCATCTTGAAGCTTTTGCATCAGGGGTAGAGCTAAATGATAGTTTTCGGCAGGTCCTTTTATTTGACTATGAATGGCTTCCCGGTCTCCTCTGGGGCTTGCCTCAGTATATTTAATCTCAAAGGTCTTGTACAAATCAAAGAGATCCCTAGCCATATCAGGTAGGTCGTCCTCATAATTCTCATAAAGAAGGAGATGTTTCATCTTATCCTTATATATTCATGGGAAATGTTTCATTCTTACATTTTTTTGTTTCGAAAGATCCCTGTATATTTGGATCTATGCAAAGATTTATGTTAATTATTTTCTGCTTGGCGTCAATTAGAGCAAATTCGCAGGTAGTAATTATTGGGGGGGATCTTATCAGAGCAGGGGATCTTATAGACAATAGAATAGTCTACGATAATAAACTTGGATGGAGAATAGATTGTAAAAAACTAGAGGATATTATTAGCTCGGATTTAAATAGGTTCAGAAGGAAAAACAATCTTAATAGATTAAAGATTTCAGAGAGATGCGACAGTGTGGCTAGAGAACAAACGAGATACATGGTAAAGAGCGGCAATTTTTCACACGAGAGAGATTCATTAAATTTCACGCAAAGAATAAGACTAGTCATAGGAAAGGGGCACTTTGGGGAAAATCTATTTCATGAAGAAACCCCTGCTCCCTTAGATCTTTACAGAGAAAATTACGAGAAGATAAAATCGAAGTATCCGGGATTTAATTTTATATGGGAAGCAGATAGGGCAACATACACTTTGCTTGCAAATGAGATCATAAAAAAGTGGATTGATTCTCCTTCTCATTATAAGAATTTGATCAATCCACTTTGGAATTATTTTTCGGTTCGCTCAGTTTCGACAGGTAAAGAAATTTATGTTACCCTTGTCTTTGAAGAATGATTAAAACTTAGAATAAACAATTTTACCAAAACTTAGGACAAGCCATGCTGCCCCAATTTTTCTTACTTTCCAGTTTGTAAAATAACATGTTCCAATCAATATTAAGCCTAATTTTTAGCTTAAATTTAGGTTTTTTATGAGCTGTAATCGTTACAAAAAAAGCTTTTTCCTTAACCTCTATTGGTTTTTCAGGATCTATCTTAATTGGTTCTGGTTTAGTTTCCGCACCCTTAACAGGTTCTTCCTTTTTAGTGTCATTAAAAATTATCCCAGCTTCTACAGAAACTTTCTGATATTTCTTCAGAGCTTGTTTATTTGCGTCAGTTTTATCCCATTCTTCACCAGACGTACCAGTTAAATCTGTTCCAACAGGCTGGGATGCATAAGCAACTGTGGATTTTTTACCTGCATTGGTACCTTTAGTTGATTTTTCTATTTTGGTGTCACCATCAATTAGTACACCAATCTTAGCTAATTCTTCTTTTAAATACTTAATTGTAGATTCTGCTCTAAGATCCGAGAGTTCAGCAAAAGTATGTTTCTTTTTATCCTCAGGAGAAACCCCGTTTGGAATAGTAGAAGAAGAGGTTGTAACCTTCAAAGAATTAAGATAGGATTTAGGTTTGCCGTCTGGTGGATTTAATTTAGAGATTGCTTCCTTGGAAGGATTTATCACATTTTCATTTAACCACGTTTTAAATTTCTCAGAAAGTGTCCAGCTATTAAACTCAAAGAAATCTGAAGTGTCGATATCTTGAGGAATTTCTAGTTTAACTTCTGGATATAATATCGGAGGGGTGCCAGATGATTTAGGATCTGTTGATTCCCCAGGAGTCCCTGTGGTTCCTCTATTATTATAAAAATCAGCAGCATATATTTTTAAATTCTTACCTAGATCTAATGGTGCGGTTCTCTGTACTGGATCATCTTTATATTCCTTTGGAAATTTATCATGAGTTGCAAACACAACAAACATAGCATATTTCTCGGGGAATTTCTCTTTAAAGTTTTCAAGTACTGTTCTTGATTCATCATCAGCAATAGCTGCTTGAACCCTTTTTTCGCATTTAGCAAATCCGTCTGTCTCCATCCAGTCTAAAAGACTCATATCTTGGGTTAGACCTTTTGCTGATGGATATTCACCAGTTGCTCTGTAATTATTAAATCCTTTCAATGATTCAAACCCAAATTTACCTGCTCCACTAGCATCAACATCGTTTGCTTTGAATCCCCATACATAGTAAGAGGTTAGGTTTTGTTCATTAATCGAATCTGGATCCTTCCATGATTTAAATTCTACTAAATACTTCATGATTTTCTTATTTCCCTTATATATCATTAGAACCACTTAAAGCTGTTCCATCGAAGTGATTTCGTCACCCATAGTGATAGCATCTAAGACATCCAATCCTTGAGACAGCTTACCAAAGCAAGTGTGATTGCGATCTAGGTGTTGAGTGTTCTGACGATTGTGACAGATAAAGAATTGACTACCTCCGGTGTTGCGTCCAGCATGAGCCATCGAAAGTACACCCCGATCATGATATTGTAGATCCCCTCCAGTCTCACAAGGGATGTTCCATCCTGGTCCGCCGTCGCCTCTTTTATTGGGGCATCCCCCTTGAATCACAAAATTAGGAATCACTCGATGAAAGTTCAATCCATTATAAAAACCAGAATTAACTAGCTTGAGAAAATTGGCAACAGTACCCGGTGCAGCTTCATCGTAAAGATCTGCAATCATTTCACCCTTAGGTGTAGTAATTTTAACTTGAGACATAGTAGTGTATTTTATTTATTTTAAATCATAATATTCTGCGACTTCTTCTAATTGTTTAGGATCAGCTAGCCACATCTCCCAATCGTCAGGAGCCACTTCTTTTTCAACCACATTCAAATAGAAGGTCTTAGGAGTGAAAGGAAAGGATTTAATCCAACCAGAAGGACGCATCATTAACTCCCTGTTACCTGTGAGATAATCTTCTTCGGTTCTCCAGAAACCTCCATGCCAACGAGATCCATCCGGACATTCCTTAATAATCGCTTCAATGAAATAAGCTCTTCCATGAGAATCTTTAAACACCCGACTATCTCGCAAATTCTGATATTCCATTGATTCATCCGCTCCAACTCGTCCCCATTCATCATCCTCACCAGTCAATGGGGCAATCGTTTCAAACAGACAAAGTTTTCGAACTGCAGAGGAAAGAGCTGATGCCACATAAGGAGCAGAACCCCCGCTTTGACCACTTTGACCAAATTTTTCACACAGAGCTAGCAACTCGTCTTTGAATTCTAGGATCAGTGCATCCGGAACAGTCTGAGCCAGGATCTCTAATTCCCGTTGAGCGTGGGATTGAGTATTAGTCATATTATTTTTATTTGTTTATAGAGGGTAATTCTCTAAAAGATTCAAAAAATTCTCACATTAAGTCCCGACAAGAGTCCACAAAAAACCCAGCTAATCAGCTGGGTTAAAAAAAAATTAAAAAGTTTCTTTGGAAGACTGGAGTTTTAATAAAGCATTGAAGAGAGATTCCACTTCTTCCTCGATATTATGCAGATCTAATTCTTTGCCTTGATAGAGAATTTCTTGTTCATTGCGGTTCACTGTCACGGGATTGCTATTGATCCAAGCAATCACCACTCCTGGTTGGATCTCTCTGATGTTACTAACCCAGTCATACTGATAATCATCTCTGATGTAACGATAGATGGTTGCTAGAGATTTGCGATCGGCCTCGCTCTCAAAACCCATTGAGTGCTTAGCACCCTTAGCTAAACGCGAAAATAAGCCAGCTGGCTTTTTCATGGGTCCGGTTTGGAAGTCTTCAAAAATTTGAATGTGTTTCATTGTAGTTAATTAGATTTAAGTCCGCACATGGTAAAAAACTCGGAGTAATCGAAATCGATATTCTCTCGTTTAAACTGACGGATCATGTGGTCGGCAATTTCTTGACGGTTAGTCAAGTCCTTTACCCTTTTAATAAGATCAATAATCCCATATACCATGCCTTGCTGATCTTGATCTAGATCTTGATCGATTTTGGGATTACCTGTGATCTCCTCGTTCAGAAAGGAAGTATAGGGATGTAAGTGTTGCATAATTTTTTTTAGATTTTACGGAAACCGCAGCCTCCTCCATAACTGGGATTATAAATGATGTCATGTAAAGCCTCGGTGTTAGTATCTCTATATCCTTCATTCACATACCAATCGTAGCAGGCATCGTACACAAGACCCTGTAGGGTCTCAATGAATTCTTCCAGATCATTGAATTCTCCAGCTAGGGATTGGATTTTCTCCTCGTTGAAAACTTCGTCAATTTCGTCGCAGAAACCAGAATCTGCCAATACAAATTTACCCTCGATGAGATGTTGCAGAAGAGTTTCTTCCACCTCTTCATAATCGAGAATGTCTCTAACTATTATTTCCAAAGGATAAATCTTCCAATTGCCGGGATTGCCTCCATCAGCCGTGGGTTCACAGGAGGTAACATAAATTTTGTAATTGCTAACACCCACAATCCCAAATGAACCTGCTGCCAGTAGATCCTCTCTTTCCTGATCTGAAAAATTTTCAAAGAGTTTAAGATATCTCATGATACCTTTATATATTCAAGCCAGGAATTTAATTAAGGTAACAATTGCAAACGAATGCGGCGAGCTAAATCTGCCTGTTGAGCGAAAGCTTCTTGCTCCCAAGGACGTTCATTGTAAGTCATTTGCAGAACATCATAGGGTACACCTAGCCAAAGCACCTCAGTGGTGTTACCTACAACTAAGCGTCCCTTTTGATACTGAGCCAGATGTAACAGTTCATGAGCCATGATCTCAATCGCACGGGAACGTCCCAGATCTTTATTAACACAAATAGTATAACCCTCCATCCACTCGGCAATGTAAGCTTCCAATTCCATGCCTTCACTGGATTCAAACCGACTGCGCATGCGTTCATTCATCGGTTGGATCAGCACCGGGGTGCCTTTGACATTCAGTTCATCCAGACCCACGCTGACCACGGTGTCTAGATAAGTCCAGGTGGTAGTGTTCGTGATTTCGTTGTTACCTGATAGGACAACAGGTTCATAAACCTGAGGCTTGGCGGAATTTAGCAGCCAGATAAGCCAACCTAACAGAAGTAGGACGGCGAGAACGAGGAGGATCTTTTTCATATCCCTATTTATCCGGGTTAAAAGAATTCGCCTAGAATCGGAGCGTATTTCACACCCTCAGCATCTGGGTGATTGTCCACATAGGCTTGCCAGATTTCAGGGATGGCATTTCGAATTGTTTTGGCTTGAGCGAAGGTGAATTCTCGACCTTGCATAGCTTTCAGAATCACATCATTAAAATCACCTAGAGATTGGCCGGATGCAACATTCTTTAGCACCTCCGCCCCTATTTGACGAATTAAATACCATCGATCTAGCACACCCTGATCATTTTTCCAAAAACTATTTTCTTTATCCACCAGGGCCTTGTGTAATTTTTTACTCGACCAAACACTATCGGCAAAAGCAGATAAACCTCCGTCTTCTCCCCCGATATCTATGGTTATTCCAGTGTAGTCAATACTACTTTTTAAAATGGGATAAGGATGCAACTTGATGGCAACACCATAGGTCAGAGCGTTTTTTAAATAATTATTACCTTCTAGTTCCTCAGGGGAAAAGAAAATTTGGACTAAAGCAGAATCATCCGAGAACAATTGATAATATTGCTGAGTTTTATATTGAAGCATCTTCAGTCCTAGCAATTGCAAAGCAGGATACCATTTAGGCAACTTTATAAATTGATCCGCACTCACAATAGGGGTTTTCATCCCTCGATGCATGATCTCAACGCTCTTGTCTCGGAGGTCCGCGATTCCTAACGCCTGCCCGGCAAACTCACTGAGGTTGGCATTAACTAGATCTCGGAATGCTTCCATGTTCATGCCCTTGGGACGGATAGACGTGCTGTTTAGCAGAAAATCCATCCAACAACCACGCAGACACTCCTCGAGAGTGGGATGAACCCCCTGGCCATAAACTCGACCAGTGGCTAACACCCAATGCTCCCAAGATCCGTCCGCCCTTTGTTGAATATAAGTGCGACCTCGTAAACCTTCAATGACTAACTTGCCTTTCGAGTCCACTCGGTAACGGTTATTACAAACCGCAGCTAAGTCCTGACCCTCCACGGTGTTCTGCATCGCATTCATCAGAATGTCTTCTAGAGGATGTTTCTTAGCTTCATACAGACCAAAGGCTTTTAAATATCTCATTGTGTTATATATCAGCGGGTTCCTCTGTGTCTTCACTCCACTCTGGATTGAGATATAATTGGTTCAAGTTGCCATCCACAGAAGCCTTCATCATCGAAGCAACCGTGCGGGATTGTTCGAAATGATCCATGTACCATTCAATCGGTGGATTCTCTTCCTGGATTTGATGCCCTAACTCCGTGTAGCCTAAAAGGCCAGCAATAAAATCATCAAAAGCGATCTGAGTGTCATTCACCTCGGCATAGTCCATTCCATAGCGTTCGTAATCCTCCTGAGCTAAGGGATCAACATCATCTCGGTCCTCCACCGAATCAAAATAGTCATCGTAATCCGAAAAAGTGACAAGATTGGCCCAAGCGGGTTCATTCTGTTGTAACAATTCAGGAAAGGTCACCAAGGAGCTGAGATGTTGCCAGATCAAATTATCCAGATCGATCTCCGATTCCTGCAAAGGGGCATTATTGTGTCCGCATTTGTGACACATATAAGGATCATGGCCACCCTGGTCCTTGCGCCAGATCCAACCACACACTGAGCAGTGAATACTGTCACCCTCAAATTCTTCAAATAGTTGCAGGTATTTCATTGCTTTTAGCTAACCCCTGCTATCCTTCTTACAAAATCTTCTCTGCCTATTTGACCTGATTCAAAGGCATCTAATAGATCTGAGGCTGCTTGAATCTTTGCCTGTTGATTTGCTGCTGATTTCATTCTTGCTTCCGCTCCGGCAGGATCGAATTCATTTTTTAATACCATCCTGTCATCATCGGTTAGGGAATTTACTAAAGGGGCAAGATCTTTCAGAGACGTTGGATCATTCTTTAGGTGAGGATTGTCGTCTATGACTTTTTTGAGGTATCGGATTGCATCAGCAGGACTTTTAGACTGCATTGCATCCGCAATAGCTTGTTGGAATTGTTCGGGGGTCATTTTGAAATCCAGTTCGGTCTGATCCCATCCTTCGAATAATTGAATGTGCTTCATGGCTTTTTTATTTCCTTTATATATCTTTGTTCATCTGAGCCAAAACGCGGATCGAGGCCCTTGAACCGTCATAGTGACATGGGAGGTGCTCTCAGAGTCCCCTGCTACCTTGGTTCACCACTTGGAGGCCGTGATTGCGATCGATATACATCCACTCACAATCAACCAAACCAAATTGATCGAAGTGATCGAGGACTTCATCCGCCGCAAAGCACGAACAGGAATAGATGTCAAATTGAAAGAAGGCAGGTTCTAGGCGATCCCAGACATGAATAGCCGCATGGGAGGTTGCTAAGGTCACTGTGCCTGTAATGCCTTCATTGCCAGGTTCATCCACGTAAACAGAGGTCGGTCCAGCTACAACAACCATCCGAACTTTTTCGACTAGGTCTCGGAGCCATTGATTAAGAACCGTCTCCTCACGGGGTGGATTTTGTAAATGACCTCGCACTAGAAGGTGGAGGTGATTGGGCACGAAGCCCTGGGGTGTTTCTGCTGTTAACTGTGTAATCTCTGTCATGCCACTATATATGAACGTATAGGCAAGGTTTTATTAAATTAACTTCACTTTTTTACGTGGCACAGACAAAGTGGAATCTCCGTCTCTTAGTCTTCTTTTGGGATGAATGATATCCAACCATTGCGGATCATAGATCCCGAGAAAATCGAGGATAAGCGGGATATCCTCTCCTGAGACATAGACACCTTCATATGAGGTCAGAATAAACTCAGGGACACATTGATGGGATTGCTCTAAGATCTCCCTTTGAATCCGAGTTAGCTCAGACTCCATGCTAGAGATCTCCTCCTGATAGGTCTCCAGCCAATCCGGATCTAATTCATAAGGCAAATGAGACTCTCCAGTTTGATGCTGTCGGATTAGACTAATACTGCAATCTCGTAGATTTCTCCGAACATGAAAGATCACCCGGTCAAACGAATTGATAAAGGACAGGGGGTCTAAGCCCGCAGCAATGATACTCTGCAGGTGCTCTTTCACAATGACATGAGGATTAGACAGGGTGTCTAGGAAATCATCACAGAGCGGTCCATGATGCAAAGGCTCATGATAGGATCTTTGATCAGTTTCACTTGTAAGCCAGGAAAGCAGGGAGAATCCTCCAGAACGAGGATGAGTGAGTATTAAGATCCTCATAGTGATCTTATATATGGGCAGACTAATAAGCTTGCTGCCAAGATCTTTCTAGACGCCAAGTCACCTCATCACACATCACTCGATGGGCATCACTAATAGCATTCATGGGACCAAAGGTGAATCGGTCCTCCAGGTGTTTAATGATATTGAGCAGGTGTTCATCCCCGAGATCTTTGATCAAGGTGTCAATTGGGGGATCAGTGCCATCCTTCCCATAAGAACGCCAGGTCTTAATCTCACGGAGCTCTGAGTGGGGAACATCAAATTCATCAATTATCATGGAACAAATATAAGCAAGAAGAACGAGAAAGGAAAATGTAATACAAGAAGGATCTGAATATGGGAATCTGAACCGAACAGCCCGGAAGAATATGTTTAAAATATCCGAATGGATAGGCTAGTCGAATCGCGTACGCGCATTGGTTAGAGCTTGTATACGTGCGCGGGCTCGCACGTGTTTCTTATATAGTATATGATTTAGCCATGAGCGTACGCGCATTGCTAGAGGCTAATTACTCTGCGAAAGAAAAACGAGAAGGAAGAAGGGACCCCCTGGACTAAATTCCTATCTATATTTCATCTTATCCACTCAAGAGTCCCTCCCCTAAAAAACATTAAAAACAAGCCCTATACGGCCCCCCTTTTTAGCCCCCTATTTTAGGGCCCTTTTTAGGGGGATTCCCCCAAGGGTCCCCTCCCCTTTTTTACCCCCTCTACGGTCCCCCTATTTTAGGCCTGTTTTACCCCCTCTTTTTAGCCCCTTATTTAACCCCCTCCCGGATCCCCTTTTTACTAGGTATTTACTAAATGAATTTGCCCGTGGGGGTTCCCCCGCAAGTGAGATCTCGCATTTACCTTTTTTTCTCCTAGTGAGGGTTCCCCCACCAGAAGAAGCAAAAACCCCAAGAAAACCCCAAATTCCTATTTTTCCCTACTTCCCCGTGAGGGTTCCCCCACGAGAGAGAAATTGGATTTACCTTTTTTTCTCCTAGTGAGGGTTCCCCCGCGGAAAAAACCAAAAAACAAAAAAAAACTATTTTTACTACTTTTCCGTGGAGGTGCCCTCGCAGGGATCGTCCTTTTTTAGAAAATTAGAACGTGGTGAAGTCACCCCACAAAAAAACTCCCATCTTTTCAGATGAGAGTCTCGTTACACTATAAACACTCAATTTAATTCAGTGCGAAATGCTGCAGATAACCTTGCAACATATCTATGCTACTACGTAGCATGCGGATTCGAGAAATGGTCTTATGTCTTTCGTCCTCAGAGTTAAAGCTCATATGCATTAGCTTGTTTCTTTCTCTTTCTAATTGGGTCTCTAGATCTTGTAAGCTAGGATTGTTTAAGAATTTAGGAGTGACATCCCTTTCCATCATCATGTCTTGCGTTTGTATGTTTTCCATATCGCTAAATTATAAATTAATCTTCGTAATGTGAAATGTTTTATTCCGGTTCTGGAAGTTTGTTCCTGCTCTCTTAGGATTCTTCTGACGATGGAACGATCTCTAGCTGACAGGCTATTGAACCAAGTTTGGGAGCAAGTGACCAATGGAGTGGCTGAATCCTTATCATAGCCACCTCTTTGATAAGCAGCGAACATATTAAAGGAATCGGTATCAATATAAGAAGCAACGGAGGGTAGATGAATTAACATATGGCTATTTGTTTTATTGCGTTAATAAAATTATCAACATTTCCCGAAAAAGAGAAATGTTCCTTAGTAAATATCCCTATGTCAACTTGGAAAGTTCCTATAGGATCTATGTGAGGGTTCCCCCACCAGTGACAGATTTCTTGCCACGGTTTGTGCTTAACCTATCCCCACAAAAAACCCTTGATCTTTTCAGACCAAAGGTTTTGGTTTAAAGTGATTTATCTATTAAAATTTTATATCCATTTCTTTACCAAATATTGGTTTAGGATTAGTTCTAGGGGATTCCTTATAAAAAATAACATTCTCCATATAAGAGGTAGTATTAAAGAAGAGTTCTAAATTATTAAATCTATAAGCTCTCTTAGCATTCTTGATTTTTTCATTATCTGAATACTCTGGATTATACTTAAGCAATTCCTTCAATTCTTTGTCTGCTTTTTCTACCTCATTATAAGACATTTCATTAGAACCTAAAATGAAGCTAATACTATCCGGCGTCATTTTATCAATGTCTTCCGGTTTAAACGAAAGGATTAGGCTATCTTTTTCGTTTACATTATCAACCTTCATCTCGTACCAAGATAAAGCGTTTTCTATGTTAGTTGGTAATTTCTCTTGGCAGGAATAAAGGGAGAATACAATAAGAGATAGTGCAATTAATTTTTTCATGTCGTGTGTTTGTTTAGATTGTAAATATAGGGTATAACCGCGGAAATCAGGAATGCCTCCATCTTCCTCTGGAAACTATAAACATTCTGATACAAGTAAAGATCACTGCTATCTGAAGCAAGACTACCCAAGCTCCCAATACAATTTGGGTTCCTGAATCTAAATTTTTTAAATCAATTGGTCCGTCGTGACCGCAGACAATTAAGAGGGTTAAGATACTGAAAAGTAACCAGGATAAATTCATTGTGTTTTGAATAAACTTTTGCATGTGTTTGTGTTTAGAATGTAAAAGTAAGGCTTCAGCCCGAGAAAGTGAAATGCATTCCTAACTGAATCGAAACTGGATCCACCCGGTGAGGGCTCACCCACGAGGAAAATTGGACCAATCCAAGCCGGGGTGCCCCCGCGGGTTTGAAATAAAATTTCAAAAACATTAAATAGGGGTGCCCCCACGAAGTTACATGAAATTTTTATAAAAGTTAAGTGAAACCACCTCACACAAAAATCCCAGACCTGAAATCAGATCTGGGATTATTTTAACAACGTATGATTACAAAATCTTAATGCCTAGTTCTTTAATGGCTTTACTAATCTTAGAAGTCAATTTACTTCTTCCTGAGGTAGTAAAAATAAAAGTGGGCCCTTGCAGAGATGTAATGTAATCCATGTATTCGAATCCATTGTCTCTGAGGATGTTTTTCCCCTCTTCAATTCTCATGGTTTGATGTGGGGAGAATAATGTTTGAATTTCCTGTGTGTTCATGGTATATGGGTTTAGAATCCAAATGTAACAATATACTGCGGGTATCAAAAATGCTCAGACCCCCTTCGCGAGCGCGGGGTCCTCCCCGGAGGGGGTTTTGCAGTGCAGATAGATTGCATCACAAAGTGAGGGTTCCCTCTCCCCGAATCATCGAGAACAAAAAAAAGTTTGAAAAAAAGTTACGTTTTCCGTTATACTCTCACAACTAACAGTTTTTTTGTAACGGATAGTAAACCTATAGGTACCTATGTGTGGGCACCCTCACCCCGTTCAGCATACGCTAGCAATTTTGGTTGCGAAACCTCCGCACACAAAAAACCCTCTGACGAATCAGAGGGCTTTTCAAAAATAAAATATGAAACCTATGAAAATCTTGCTTTTACTTTTTGAAATAAGGAGGTGAATAAATCTTTGCCTCCTAAGTAAAAAATGTAAGCTAGTGTTCCGTAGAAAATTAGCACACAAATGGACCAGAAGGTAAAGCCGGCTTGTTCAATCCCATCCATTCTTTGGAATACCTGGATTGCTTCATTAATTTTTTCTTTCATGTTGTCGTGTTTTTATTGAGTGGTAAATATCTGATGTAAACGAGGAAAGTTGAAATGCTTTCCTCAGA